CCGCCCACAGCTGCTTGATGCTGTCGATCGCGCCGGTGAACTTGTCGATCACCGGCTTGAAGAAGCCGGCAACGGCGGTGAGTGCGGCGTCGGCCTTCTGCTGAATCCAATTCCAGCCATCCGCCCATAGCTGTTTGATGCCGTCGAGCGCGCTTGCGACCGCGTCCGTGACCGGCGCGAAGAAACCGCCAACGGCGGCGAGCGCGGCGCTCGCCTTGTCGCTGACGAAAGCCCAGGCGGCGGCCCATGCTTGCTTGATGCGGGTCAGCACGCCGCCGAGCGCGTCGGTGACCTGCGGCCACAATCCGCCAACGGCGGCGAGCGCGGCGCTCGCCTTGTCGCCGATCCATTTCAAGGCGTCGGCCCACAGCTGCTTGACGCCTTCGAGCGCGCTTGCGACCGCGCCGGTCACCGGCTTGAAGAAGCCCGCAACGGCGGTCATGACCGCGCTGGTCTTGTCGCCGATGAAGGTCAGCGCATCATTCCAAAGCTGCTTGATGCGATTTCCCATCCCGGCGATGGCGTTGGTAATTGTGGGGCCGATGTTTGCGATTGCCGCGCCGAGTGCCTTCCACTGTTCCGGCGAGATGTTGTCGTTGAGGATCGCCAGCAGCGCGAGCACGCCCGAAATTGCGATCATCCATGGATTGACCGCGCGGGTCAGGAAGATGACGGCGCCAGCCAGCAGGCGCAGCGCGGTCGCCGCCAAGCGAGCGCCGATGGCGAAGCCGACCAGATCGAAGCTGGTCAACTTGGTGCCGAACAATCCATTAAAGGCGGCGGTAAGGCCATCGACGACGGTCTTCAAGCCGCCGAGCGCCGAACCGATTTCCTTGCTCACCTCGCCGATGACGGCTCCCATGCCCTTGAAGCCGTCGACCACCACCTTGATGAACTGGCTTTTGATCTTGTCGCCGGAACCGGAAAACGCCGCCGCAATATCGTCGAACACCGGCTTGAGGAATTCCGTCACCGCATGGGCGGCGGCAACGAGCGACGGCTGAATCGCGCCGATCATCTTAGAAAGCGATTCGATCAGCGGGTCGAACATCGGCACGAATGCCAGCCCGACCTTGGTGGCGGTCGCCGATGCGGCGGTGCCGAGCCGGTCCATGGTGTCGGAAAATTCCTTGCCGACCGCCAGTTCCGCAGGGCTCAATACGCCGCCGATTTTCTTGAGCTTGTCGATCAGCTCGTCGATGCCCTTGGAGCCGTCCTGCAATGGCTCGACAAATTGCGTGCCGACGCGGCGCCCGAACAGACTGATGGCGATTTGCGCGCGCTGCGTCGGGTCGGGGATTTCCGCCATCTTGTCGGCAATGTCGCGCATCACGTCGATCGGATCGCGCGCTTTGCCAAGTTCCGTCAGCGCGATGCCGAGCTTCTCGAACGGCTTGGCCGCATCGCCGCCCTTCTCGGCGGCATCGAGGATGATGGCCATGCCCTTCTCAAGCGCCTCGGCGCTGGAGCCGGACTGCCGGAAGGCGAAACTCATTTCTTGAAAATTCTTCGCGCTGGTGCCAGCGCGGGTCGATGCCTCCTTGATTGCCGAGGCGGCCTCGGACGAACGCCGGGCAACTTCGAACAGCCCGCCGGTCAGCGCCACCACCGCCGCGGCGGCGATGCTCATGGTGCCGCCGAATTTTCTGACGACGTCCGCGACCTCGTTGAACTCGCCGGCGAGCGGGACGAGGCGCTTGCTGAGCGCCTCCAACGCGCCGTGCAGCCCTTCCGTGGCGCCTTCAAGTTCGCCGAAGGATTTTGACGCGCCGCCCGCCGCCGCGGCGCTCTTGGCCATGGTCTTGTCTGAGGCCGCGCCGAGCGCCTCGATCTGCTTGCGCGCGGCTTCGTCGCCGGTGACGACGATTTCCTGCACGATGCGTTCGGTCGGCATGCGCGCTAGTCTTTCTGTTGCGACAGTAGCTTGAAATAAACCGAAGGCACGTCGTCAACCAGGTCGCGGCCGATCTCCCGCAGATGCAGCTTGCGCGGCATCACCACGCGCGGCACCCCGAAATATTTCGGATCGCCGCCCGACTGCACCAAGAGCGGCACGCCGACCTTGCGATCGACGCGCACCAATTCGCCGGTGTAGCGGCGCGGATTGCGCGGCGCGTCCTTTGCGAACGAGAGGCGGATGAACAACAGCGGCTTGCCCTGGACGACGGCGCCGAATTCGAGTTGCTCGACCACCTTGGAGCCGGCGATCGAACGGATGATGCGCAGGTCGCCGGCGCGCTTGGTGGTGACCGAGAACGCCCAGGCGCCGAACTTGCCAGCGGTCTTGGTATCGGCGCGGCCGGCGGTGCGCAGCGCCGAGGCCAGCAATGTCGCGGTCTGCGAATAGGCGGCGACCAGTTCGTTGCCTTGTTTCTTCGCCACCTTCTCGAAGCTCGACGGCTTGATTGCGATCTTCATTCGCGCTCGGCGTCCTTCAAGATTTTGCGGATCGCTTCCGGCTTGCCGCGCGCCGCCGTTGCGTGCAACGACAATTGCCCGGCCGCCTCGCGCTTCAATCGCGCGCCGGCGAGCAGCATGAAGCCGCTGATCTGCCGCGGCGTGTACTCCCAAGCCTCGCGATGCCCGGCGCTGATCAGGAATTCGATGGCGGCGGCGAAGGCGTCGTGCCGACCACGGCGCTTTGCAGCTGGCCGGCCATGGCCATGAGACGCGCCACGAAAGGGCCGAAGCCCTTTGGGAACGACAACGCCACGATCGCCTCGATGACGTCGGTCTGCGCCTCGACCGGCAGCGCGTCGGCGGCGGCATGCGCCGCATCGTCGTCGCGCCCGCCGGTTCCGCAGGCGATGATTGACGCGATCGCATCGGGCGCCGCCGCGATGATGTCGTCGACCGTCAGTGATTCCTGCCGCCCGGCGACGATCATGCGCAATTGCGGGAAGCGGGAGAGCAGGTGCGCGATGTCGCGCATGGTGAGGCCGCGCACCTCGATCTCGCTGCCGAGCACCGCGACGCGCGCGGTGGCCGGCGCAATGTCGGTCAAGCTGACCATTCGTTACGCGGGCAGATTGGTGAGCGTCGCCAGCCCGACCTTGCCGGCATTGGTGCTGCCGGCCGGCGCCACCAGCACCTCGCCGGTGACCTCGATCTGATTCCATTCGTCGGAAATCGGGCTGAATGAGCCCGAAGGTGAAAACTCGACGTAGTAGAATTCCAAGTCCCACCGCGGCCCGACGTCGTTGGTAGCCTGGAACTTGACTTCGCCGAAGATGCTCGGCGCGGCAAAAATGTCGATGCTCGGGCCGGCCGGCGGCGTGCCGGGATCGACCACGCCCATCAGGATCATGGCCAGATTCTGCGCGGTGAATTCCTCCATCAGCACGCGCAACGTGCCGCCGCGCTGGGTGACGATGGACTTGTCCTTGCTCTTGACCCCGGCGCGGCTTGAGAAGTGGTCGAGCTTCTCGATGCTCGGCGTGTATTCCAGTTCGGCGACGTTGCCGAGGTCGATGAAGTCGGTGCCGCCTTCCGGCTTGAACGAGACGATGCCTTTGCCGACCTGATAGTTGTCGACGTCGGGCGAGATCAGCGAGACGGGCATGAGAGTCACTCCCTGCTAGAGTTCGGAGGGGCGCAGCGCGTAGGTGAAGGTGATTGAGAGCTGCATCTGGCCCTCCATGGCGCGGCCGGTGGCCATGTCGGTGTTGCAGCCGTTATAGCGAATGTCGCCGTTCGCGCCGAGAATCCCGACAAGCTCCTGATCGGCGATTATCGCCTTGAGCACGGCGATGCGCAGCGCGTTCAGATCCTCGCCGATGCCGACATTGTGCGGCTCGCGCTGGTCCATGACGATGAAGATTTCCGGGGTGAGGTCGACAAGGTGCGGCGCCAGGGTGAGCCGGCCACGCTGCTGCGCAACGCTTTCGCGCGCCACTTCGTCGCCGTCGAGCACCACGATCGCCGGCCGCTTGTTGGCCGGCAGTTCGCCGCGATTGCGCACCGCCGCCTGGATGCTCGGAATCTCGGCCATGATGACGGTGAGCCGCGCCAGCGTTTGCTCGCGCCGATCGGTCATGCGCGCACCTGGCAGTCGTAATAGAGGATGGTTGCTCCGGGCTTGACGGCGCGCGTCGACACGATGCGGAAGCTCTGGCCGTCAAGCACGAGCTCATGCAGTTCCGGGTCGGGCATCACCCCGGCATCGGCGGAAATGAAGGCGCGGCGATCGTCGACGTTGATCATCGCGCCGTCGCGCTCGGCGCGGCCGTAGTCGATCAGCGCCACGGTCACCGCAATGTCGGCGCCGCCGTCAACCGTCAGGGTTGCGGCGCGTCCGAAATCGGCGATGAGTCCGGTGGCGAGCGCAGCCAGCGCCGGATAGTCGATGGCCGCCATGGATCAGGCGCCGCGGCGGCCCTTCAGGAGCGACTTCGGCCGCGTGCAGATGTTGAGCGCATTCATCTGCACGTCGAGATTGACGCCCTTGTCGTTGGCCATGTCGTACTGCTTGGCATACATGCGCTGCCCCGGACGGTTGACCGTCTCGATGTAGTCGGCCGGCGCCATGTAGGTGCGGAACAGGTTCGGCACGCCACCGGGGAACAGATGGCAATGGTCGGTGTCGACGAAGCTGGTGCCGCCGACATAGCCGCGATAGTTCTCCCACATGATGCCGCCGAAATCGAACATGCCGTAGGACAAGCCGTTGGCGATGTAGGCGGCGCGCAATTGCGCGGCAGCCGGGTTGTTGAGGAAGGTCGCGCGCACTTCCTCGTTGGCCAAGAGGTCGTCAAAGAACGCATCGCCGCAGATGGCGTTGACGCCGGTGAAGGCGACGCCGCCGAGGTTGCGCGACAATTGCCGGATCACCTGCGCGCATTGCTTGCGCAGCGCGCCGTCGACCTTGTTGGCGAGGTCGAAGGGGATTTCCGGGTCTTGCGTGACGCCGAACTCGGTGAACAGGTTTAGCTGCGTGCCGTCCGCATAGGTGACGATGCCGATCACCGCGCCGACGCGGGAATATTCCATGGTGGTTTCCATGGAAGAGCGATGGATCAGCAAACGGTCGCTCACCTTGTCCATCACCATTTCGACCTGATCCTCGGTGCCCCAGGCGCGCACGCCCTGCACTTCTTCGGCCATCACCGCGTCGTTGATCTCAAAGTGCGGAGCGCGCAGCACTCGCACGGTGCGGCCGGGCTTCTGCACCGTGACGCCGGGACCGCCGCGCGGTGTCGGCGGCACCAGAATCAAAACGCCGTCGCGTTCCTCGATCGCAATGTCGATGGTCGACACGCTGCTTTCGGTGAACAGGCCCATCTGGCCGAGCCGCCCCGGCACGAACACCGGACGGTTGATCGCATCGGTCAGTTCGACGACGCCGAATGCGTTCAGATGGAAGATGTCGAGCATTGGTTCCTCCAAAGGCAAAAGCTCCCCGGAGGCCGGGGAGGCTTTCCCCGTCCGGGCGGGTTGGTTGCGGGAAGGGTGGAAACTAGGCGGCGGGCTGCTCGGCCGGCGGCTGGTCAGCCGGCGGCTGGTCTTCGGCCGACTGGCCTTCGGCCGCCATGGTGACGAAACCGGCCGGCAGGCCGCGCACGATGATCATGAAGGCGGCCAGCGATGCGGCAGCGGCGAGAACCTGCGCATTGCTCATGCCCGCCTGCCACGACATTGCGAGGCCGTTTACTTCCGCCGCGCGCGTGATCGCTGCGATGGAGGTGGTCTCGCCGACGCCGGTCACCGCGGGATAGATCGCCAGCGCAACCTTGGTGCCGGCGGCCGGCGGTGCCGCCTTGTCGTAGGCGACATAGCCGCCGGCGCCGCCGTCGACCAGGATGCCGCCGACAGCGATGGTCTGCGAGGCGGCAATCTTGAGATTGTCGCGAGAGAGGTGCCCGTCCTGCTCAGTCAGGATGAACTGAGCGGGATGCGGGGTTTCGGTGAACGAATTTGCCATGTGCGTCTCCTGTGTTCGGGGTTGCGGCAAGCGGCTTACGCCGCCGGCATCGTGGCGCCGGCGCGCTTGAGCGAGCGATCCCATCGCGCCTTGCTGTCGTCCGCGGCCGACGCGGCACCGGCTGCCAGCGGAGCCGCGCCGCGCACGTCGAGCGCCGGCGTTGCCTTGGCGGCGGGTGCGGCGGCGAGCGCCTTGGCGGCGACGTCCGGGGCCATGTCGGTGTCGAGCGCGAACACCTGCGCCTGCGCCTCGCGGCCCTTGGCCTCCGGGCAATTGAGGATGGCGCGCACCCGCTCGATCGCGGTGGTGCGCCCGGCGGCCTCGCCCTGCGCACGCGCCTCGCGCACCGCGGTGTCGTGGTCGGCGCGGGCAATCGGGTTATCGTTCGTCTGCATGATTGGACCTCCTGCTAGGTTCCTGGCGCGAATGGCCGATGACAGGCGCGCAAGCGTGTCGTCGAAGGTGCCGATGCGGTCGGCAAGACCGGCGTCGATTGCTTCCGCGCCGATGAAGATGCGCGCTTCCGTTGCCTTCACCGCGTCGGTGGTGAGCCGCGGGCGGCCGGCGGCCACCTGATCGACAAAGCGCGCATAGAACGTGTCGACCTCGCGTTGCAGATCGGCGCGCACCTCCGGGGAGAGCGGCCCGAACGGATTGGCGTCGACCTTGTGGGCGCCGGCAAAAATGAGCGTCGGCCGGCGGCCCTTCATCTGCAATTCGGCGGATTGGTCGAGATGCAGCAGCACCACGCCGATCGAGCCGGTGATCGAGGTCGGCGACACCACCACCTCGGTCGCATTGGCGGCGATGCCGAATGCGGAACTTGCCGCCATGTCGTCGACCACGGCGCTCACCGGCTTTGTTGCGCGCGCGGTGCGCACCGCATCGGCAAGCGCAAACATGCCGCTGGCCTCGCCGCCGGCCGAGTCCATGTCGAGCAGAATCGATTGCACCTGCGGGTCGGCGAGCGCCGCGCGCATCTGTACCGCGATGCTTTCATACGAGGTGAAGCCGGACGAATCCTCGCCGATGGAAGTGCCGCGATTGGTCAACGTGCCGACGATCGGAATGATGCCGACGCCGTTGGCGCGGCGATAAAGCTCGGTGCGGCCGGCCATGACCGGCTCGCCGACAAGGCGATTTGCCGCCGGACGTTCGGTGAGCGGCGCGGTCAACGCTGCCGGCAGTTCATCGCGTTCAATGAACGAGCCGCCGATGCCGATGCGGTCGCCGAGCACCGAGGCGATCAGTTCGGCCTTGGCCGGATGAATCAGCAGCGGGCGGCCAAGCACCCGCTCGGCGATGCGCAGCAGGATCGTCATCGGTGGACTCCTTCAAGCCGTCGCAGCAATGCAGCCGGCCGCAGCCGCCGCACTCGCCGCATGGCGCATGCGCAAAGCCGCGGCCGTAGCAGGCCGGGCAGATCATTTTTGGTAGGTCATTGCCCCGGCGCGGAAAGCGTAGCGGCGCGGCAGCTGCCCCTGCTGCTGCGCGCACGCGGCGTCGTATTGAGCGATGGCGCGTTCGAGCGCCGCCATCTCGACGTTTGAATAGGTGACGTCTATGCCGTTTGCGATTACGACACGAACACGCGATTGCCCGGTCAAGAGGTCGAGCCGCGCCTTGCGCAGCTGTTCGAGAATTGCGCAGGCATCTTCGGCCATTGTGCTTCTCCTATTTTTCACGCGGCAAGCGCGAGCGCGTTGTCGTAGTCCCGCCACGGGTCGCCCGCGATTCCCAACTCCCCGCACGCCGCGCCCTCGCGCGGTTCCGGCGCGCTCGCAAACTCGCCGCGCGCCGCGCCTTCGCGCGGCACCACCGGCGCGGTCGTGCCGCTTCCGCCGCCCGCCATGGCCAGCGCAGCAGCGGCCTCGGCCTCGGTGATGACCAGCCCGGCGGCGGCACCTGCAAAGCTAAGCCGGCCGACCGCGATGGCGGTGCGCAGGGGCCGCTTGTGCTTGCCGCCCATCGCGCCGAACACCGGCCGGGCGGTGACACCCGCTTCGCCGGCAACCGCACCAGTGAGCACGAGCGCGCCCGTGGCGGTGCCTTCAATCGCGGCGATTGCGTGCTCGCCGGCTGCGGCGCCGGTCAGCACGAGCGTGCCGGCGGCGGAACCGATCTGCACGCTGATGCTGCCGGCCTCGCCGGTGAAGATCAGTTGGCCGGCGGCCGTCCCGACGATGACCTGCTGGCCGCTCGCCGCGCCGGTGAGGCGAAGTTGGCCCGCCGCGGTGCCGGCAATCGCCTGGATCGCCGCCGCGGCGCCGGTGAGCCAAAGCTGTCCCGCCGCGGTCCCGGTAATGACCTGTTGGCCGCTCGCCGCGCCGGTCAGCGAGAGATGGCCGGATGCGGTTGCTTCATAGCGCCGCGGCAGGCCGGCAAGCGGCAGGCCGCTAAGCGGTGCGTTGCCGAGCATCAGTGATATTCCCAGGCGACGCCGTTGAACATCACCATGATCTTCGTGCTGCCGCCGCTCGTAGGCGCGCCGCGATAGGTGATGGTGCCGCCTGCATCCGTCACCATGGCGAGCGCGCCGAGCGTTGCCGAGGCCGGCAGCGTGGCAACGGTGTACTGGCGCAGGACGTGATGCCGCGTTTGGTCGATGACGACGTTCGCGCCGAACATCGACAAGCCGGTGGCATGGTCGAGCCGCGCGATTTCCGAGAAGGTCGCCCCGGTGCCGAGCGTGACGACCATGCGCGCGTCGCGTGCGCTCGACGACGGCGTGGCGGCGGTGGCGATGACTTCAAGCTGCCCCTGATTCGTGTCGGTGCCGCTCAGTCGGCCCGCCCACCGATAGAAGCCCAGGCTGTCGTTGAGCACAATATCGGATGGAGACGCCTGCGTTCCGCGGCGTTTGCGGAATGTCGATGCAACCCCGGTTGCATTGTCGGAGTTGCGTTGCATGATGATTTGAACAACGCTATCTCCCGTAAAAGTATGACTAACTACTCCCGCGCCTGTCGCCGTCGCTACAATATTGGCATTAGAATCTGCCGCAGGAAGAATAGATAATCCACCTGTTAATGAGCCTCCCGTTAAAGGAAGATACAGCCCGCCGAAATAGCTATTGAGCGCCGCCTTGAGGTTCGCCCAAGTGAGCTTCTTTAGACCATTGCTCGCCGCGGAATCCACCAACGGCAGTTCGTCGGCATCGACCGGGGCAGGCTTGCCGGCGGCGGCGTGTGTTCCGGGCGCGATCACCGTAATGTCGGCGGCGCCGTTGAAAAGCTGGCCGTCGATGTTGCGGCCGGGATTTAGCGTGCCGGCGCTGCCGGTGGTGTCCTGATTGACCAGCGCGAATTCATTGAGGTCGGCGGCGATGGCGGTCAGCAGCACGCGCGCCGCACCCGAGAGCGCGATCGCCGCGCCGGCATTCGATGACGCGAGCGGCGCCCGTGACATGGTGGCGCCGGCAGCCGACAGCGTGCCGCGGCCGACCTCGTAATTCGCACCGTCCTCGATCGCGTAGGAGACGAGCTGCGTTGAGAGCCCGGCCTGCGCCGGCGTGCGAAAGCCGGCGATCGCCGCGCCGACCGCGATGTCGCCGGTGCCGACCGTCGCGGTCGAAAAATAGACGCGATCCGCGAACGCGCCGGGCATGTCAGAACGTGATGCTGGCCGGCACGGTCAAGACGAACGAGGTGATGCGCACCGGCCCGCCGGCGACGAAATCGGTGCGGTTGAAGTTGATGAAGCCGGTCCCGTCCGACTTGACGTCGCCGTCAAACACGCTCGCCGCGGTCGAGTCGGCAATGCGTGCCCAGGTTGCGGTGCCGGTGGCGGCGGCGTTGACCTCGGCAATCGCCGAGAACGTCACCGAACCGGAGGCCGGCGCTCCCGATGCCGGATCGCTGAACGCGAGTGTTGCCAGCAAGGTGCCCGATGGCGCGGTGTCGCCGTTCGCCGGCTGCGCCCCGTCGTAAATCTTGATGGTGCCGGGACCGGAGCCGAGATTGATGCGGTCAAGGATCGCCTGCAGCATCGCGTTGCGGCTTGTTGTCGTCGGGCGAATGTTTGCCATGTCTATTCTTCCTCGTGCTCGACGATGCGCGCCACGCGCCCGTTGTCGTCATGCTCGACCTGCTTGATGATCTTCTTGCCGCGCGGCACGGTGACGTTGACGGTCGGCGCCGGCCGGCTGGCGAGAGCTTGCAAGAGCGCCATCAATCCCTGCGGGTTTTCGTCCGCATTCATGCCATCGCCGGCGGCCCCGGGTTCGTTTTCGCCGTTCCCGGGTTCGTTACTTGCGGTTTGCGCCGGCGCCGCGCCGTTGCCGTCCGGCAGATCGAGGCTCTGGCGCTTGTCCTTTTCCCGCTTGCGCTGCTCGTAGACGTCCTCCCAATCCTCGCCCATCTCGCCGCAGATCCATTCGTCGGTGATGACGCCGAGCGAGCGCAGCGTTTTGATGGCGTTGGCGAACTTCGCATCGTCCGCCTGCGGCTTGGCGGGACCGCGCCAGTGCGCGCGCGTCGCCGCCGCGCGATTGGCGATGTAGCCGTCGACGCCGCCGGGAAACGGTGTCCAGCCGTTCTCGATGTCTTCCTCAAGCCATGCCTCGAAAATCGGATTGAGGAACGGGGCGATGATGTTGACGCGCCGATAGACGGTGATCATCCACATCGCCGAGGTGGCCATGCGCACCGACGAATAGGTGGCGCCCGCATAGTCGCCGGTGAAATCCTCATAGGTCAGCGCCAAGCAGCGCGCGATCTCGCGCAGCAGGAATTTTGCGAACGCCTCGAATGTCGCGTTTGGATGTTCCGAGCGATGCAGCGCCATTTCGTCGCCGGGCGCGAGGTGCGCCACCTTGCCGTGGCGGCCGAGGTCGATCTGCGTCTGGTCGTACCAGCCCTGGCGCGACGCCATCATCGCCTCGATCGGCGTCGGCACGTCGCCGGTCGTGCCGATGCGCGATGCCTGTTGCTCGACCAAATCCTGAAACGCCGCCAGCACTTCCTCGGTCGGCTGCGGCGAGGTGACCGTGGCGGCAAAGATGGTCTGCAACAGCGCCGCGGTCAGCGTGGCGTCGGAGAGCTGATCGAACTGGCGCACCACGCGCAGCGCCGGGGTGATCGGTGCAATGCCGCGCGCCTGACCGGGCGAGCCGTCAAACACATGGACGACCTGCGAGCGGCCCCATGGGTCGCGCGCCGGAATGTCGCGATAGGCGGGCGCGGCGTAATCGGTCGGCGGTTTCTTGATGCGGTAGGCCAACGGGAATCCGGTGGCGTCACGAATCACGCCCTGCACCATGGTCGGCGGATTGGTGTCCTGCGCGAGCCGCAGCGGCGGCAGCATCTGCACCTTGGTTCCGTACTGGCAGCCCTGGCGCTTGACGAACGGCAAGGTGGCCAGCACCTCGCCATAGGCAAAGTGCGAGCGCATGGCCTGTGCCTGCATCTTGCCGACCGACGCCTTGCCCTCGACGTCGCATTCGATCGGCCGGTTTGCCCACGCCTCCCATCGCCGCTCGACGTCGTGCGCCCATTGCTGCGCCTCGTCGGCGGTCCAGCCGAGCGCGGCGGCGTCCGGCTTGGAGGCGAGCCGCAGCCCGGCGCCGATGGTGTAGGCGATGCTTTGGTCGACCGCGCCGGAAATCCAGCCGGAATTCTGGATCATGTCGATGGCGCGCGCCGCGGCCTGCGCCCACGACTGGCGCACGTCGTCGGACACCTCGCGCAGCGCCGGCCGCCATGGTGCGAGATACGGCGTGCCAAGGTCGCGCATGAAGGTGGCGCTCGGCTTCGCCCGCGCGGTTGCGTCGCGCGGCCGTCGCGGCGTCGCGTCCTTGACCTTGGTCGGCATGCTCTAAGTCCTGTTCATGCGCGCCGCGAATCCCGCCATCATCTTGCGCATGTCGAGCGCGGCGGCAGGGGCGGCGGGCGGTGGCGGCGGCGGCGTGTCGTCATCGTCTTGCGGCGCGGCGTTGCGTCTTGTGCCGAGCGGAATCTTCTGCACCGCCAGCAGATGCCCGGCGGCCTCATTCATGGCCTCCGCATCCAAAAAATGATTCGCGCGCGAAATCCTGATCCATTGCGGCTTGCCGCCGGGCGTCAGCTTGCGCACCTCGGAAACGAGCTGCTTGCAATAGTCGTCGGTGGCGTCGGATGAAAGCACGAAGCCGCCGGGCTGATCCTCCGGCCATGCCAGCCGTTCGTGCAGCCGCGATTTCCAATAGTCGGTGTCGAGCCGCACCAGCTCCAACGCGACCGGATTGCGATGGCCGGGCACCGTCACCTTGGCCTTGCCGCGCAGCACCGGCGCCGACAGCGTGGCGTAGCCTTTTGTCGGTCTGACGAAACGCCGCATTCGCCGGCAAAAGTCATAGACGACGTTGGTCGGCCCTTCGTTCGGCTTGTCGGGCCGGAAACCGGAATCGATCAATACGAGCGCGATCGGCAAGCCGCCGTAATGCTCGGTCAGCACATGCGCGAGATCGTTCCAGATTTCCGGCTCGTTGGTGAAGCCGGCGAGTTCGCCGCTCTCGATCTGCCATGACGAGGCGCGCGCGCCCCATCCGCGGATCGAATAGAACAGCGCATTGGCCTGCACGTCGACCGCGGCCGAGAGCTTGAGCACGTCGGTCGGCACCTCGCCGAAGCGATGCGGCTGCCGGCGGCGGGCGACTTGCTGCCATTCCTTCAAAGCGCCGGCGGCCGGCGAATAGAGTTCGCCGAAGCCGGCATTGACGGCGGTCTGCACCATGGCGTCGTCGCCCATGGCGACGGCCTCGAGATAGCTACGCACGCGCTCGCCGAAGCTGACGAACGGCGAGGCAAGGCCAGATACCCAAAACGTCAACGATGTTGCTTGCGGCGGTTCGCCGCTGACGTTGCCGTCGCGGTCGATCGCCTGTCCCGGCGCAACGAAGCGGCTCGCCGCATTCATCGCCGCCTTGTGCGCATCCTCGATGATGCCGCCGCAGCGCGGACATTCGAGGAAGGTCGCATGCTCGGCCTCGATCGGCGTGGCGCCGTCCGGCCAGCGCACGCAATCGAACCGCGGAATGAAGAACTCGCCGCAATGCGGACACGGCCATGCGAGGTGATGCCGCGTGCCCGCCTGCCACAGCCGCCAGATCGGCGACTCGATGTCCTCGACCTCGCTCACCGCCCAGAACACCAAGCCGCTCTGCTCCTTGACGGCGCGGATCATGCCGCGGCGCGGTGTCGAGGTGACGGCGCAGACGAATTCCGCATAGGTGTCGCCGCGTCGTTCGACCAAGCCGAGTGGGTCGCCCTGGCCGCGGACATTGGCGAGCATCTCGTCATACTCGTCGACCAGGGCGAGCGCCGCCGGATCGCTCTTTAGCGCCGCCGACGATCCCGCATGCGCGAGCCGAAACGGAACCCCGGCGATCACCTTGCGGGTCTTGGTCATGCGCTTGCCGCGCGCCACCTTTGCGGCGAGCGCCGGCGCGCTGTCGAGCAAGGCCATCACCCGCGGCTCGAATTGCTCGGTCAGAAACTGCTTGTTCGGACCGACATAGAGAATCGGCGCCGGCCGCTGATCGAGGCGCTGGCCGGCAATGTCGAGCAACGCCTCGGTCTTGCCCGCTTGGCTGGCGGTGATGATGACGATGCGCCGATAGGCGCCCTCGGCGACGGCGCGCTCGAATGCGATCATGTAGGGCGTCAACGCCGGGTCGCGCGGCCCCGGTATCGCTGCGCTCTGCGGATAGCTGCGGTGTTCAGCCGCCCATTGATCCGGCGTCGTGCGTGGCGCTCGCTTGAGCGCCAGCGAAGCTCGCTGCCAGCTGCCGACTCCTTTCGGCGGCACGCGCCGAAAGCCTTTCGAGGATTGCATCGACCGCCTGTTCGATCCGTTGCCGCTCGCGCATATCGCGGGAAAGCCGCGCCGGCAATCCTGCCAGTTCCGATTGCACCAGGCCAAGCAGCTCGTCGAGAATTTCAATGTGCTCGGCGTGCTCCATCAATTCGCCGGCACGCAATGCAATGCGCAACTCGACCTCGCGGGTCTTGACCTCGCGCGCGTGAGCTTCGGCCGTGCTCCTTGAGGTGCGCCGCCCATCGTCGCGCAGGTAGCGGACGATGCCGCTGTTGGCTTCGGCCCAGTCATAGACGCCGCGATGGCCGGCGATCGGTTTGAACCAGCCCTCGCCGGCGAGCTGCGCGACGCGCACCTTGGTCACGGACCAGCACGCGGCGAGCTGCGCGGTCGTCGCGGTGGTTGCGGTGAAGCGCGCCCACCGGGCAAAGCCTTGCACCAGCGGCACCAGCCGCCAGCGGTCCGGCCCTTCCGGTTTGATCCAGCCGGCGCGGCGCAAGGCATCCAATTCCGCGGGCGTGTCCATCAGCAGCAAAGCCGTCGCCGCTGCGGTCGATACTATCCCGGCCTCGGTTTCAGGCATTATAGGGAATTCCTTTGTCCGGTTTTCCGACCAATGAAATAGTTTTCTCCAACTTTGGCTTTGTAGCCCGGCAATGCCGGCCTATATTCAGGCCATCGAAACCGGGCCGTCGCGGCCCAGAGAGGGACCAAAAAATGCTCCGTACCTATCAAGTCGAAATTGAGGATCGTTCCGGTCGCGTCATTCGCGAAGTAACGGTCGAGGCCGTCACCCGGAAAGAGGCCAAGCGAATCGCGCAGTTTCTTTGCGGCCGGCAAGAACGCGCCAGTCACGCAACCCATTGGGAGTGACCAACAATGAGCAAGCAACTTTATCGCGCGGCCGTCGCGTGGATCGCCACGAACGATGAATGCTGGTGCATGGACTCCGAGCACGGCGTTTTCAGTGAGGGCGGAATCGTTGCCGCCGCCCTTGTCGCCGACCTGTTCGGCAAGTCGCCGGAGGAAGTGTGCAGAGCCATCGACGACGTCTGGATGCAACGCTAATGGCCTTCCGTGGAATGTTCCGCGTCGCCGGCGAATTCGAGGGCACGACGCTTTGGGCCTCGCTGCACGACGGCGAACTTGCATGGACCGACTGCGCCGCCGACGCGGTGGCGTGGCCGGAAGCGACCGCGCGGTTCATTCGCGAAGCGCGTGCACCTGCATGGCTCGACCGCCCGCGCGTGGTCGCGCCATTCAATTACTCGGCCATGACCGGCCGACATTAGACCGTATCGCAAGGGCAGCGCCGCGCGCGCTGCCCGTCGATGCGATCTTCGCATCCGGCCAAAGGCCGCAAACCAAAGAGGGACTAATGCCTACCATCGTGAAGATGCGCCTGGAGCGCGAAACCAAGGGCGCGCTGCGCTATCAGGAAGTCGACGAGGCCGGCCAGCCGGTCGAGCAGGTGTGGGCCAAGGTCGGCACCATGTACCTGCGCAAGACCGCATTCGAGCGCGGTGCCGCGCCGCAGTCGATCACCGTCACCGTCGAGCCGCGGTGACCGCCATGATCAAAAAACTTTTCATCCTTCTCGCCGCCCTGTTTGTGCTCGGCATGATCGCCAAGCCGAACGGGCAATCGGACGCCGCACTGCAGGCGGCACGCGAGGAAGCGGCATTAGAGGCCGCGCGCGACGACTCGGCGCGCCGCGCCGCGGCCGAGCGCGCCCGGTTCGAAGCGCAGGTCACGCGCGACCGCATCAACGATGCGTTCCACGATTTCCGCCGCGACCTGTTCCGGCGTTAACCAGGAGAGTGCAATGAGTGAAGACTATCGCGACAAACGGCACGTTTTTCGGCCGCCTCGACGACAATGGAAACGTTGTCGTGCTGCATGTCGAGGACGGCGCGGCGGCGACCCGCCTCGATGCCAGCGTCTATCCGGTCAATTCGGATTTGAGCGCGCGCTACGAACACGCCGCCGGCATCGTGCTCACCCGCGCCGATGCGCTGCGGATCGGCATCAAGATCGAGGAATAGTGAAACGGCGCGCGAGCGCCGTTGCGGTGGGCTGGCCTCCACCGCCTGACGATCAGGCCACCACCAAAGAGAGGGACCAAGATGCTGCTATGGGACACGCCGCCTTATAACACGGCGCGCAAATGCCAAGTCGCTGACCCGCCAACCGGCGGGCGCTATTTGGTGTATATCGCGGTTCGCGGCCGTTACAACGCGATGTTCAACATGCCCGATCTTCACTACGTCGTCGGCAAAGACTTTGCCTCAATGAACGAGGCGAAGGCCGCATGCGAGGCGCACCACGGTGCACGGTCATGAGCGGCACCGATGATGTGTTCGGCCCGGTGATTTCCAGCTACAGCCGCGCCCAGGCGATCGCCGATGGCGTGCTGGTCGACGTGAGCGAGGCCGCACGCGAAGCCGGACTCAAATTCCCATGCGCGGTGACGCGCGCGGTGTGGGACGCTTACGTCGAGGTGCCGCCCGGTGTGCGCGGGCAGGACATTGCCGGCCGGCTGTGGGACGTCGTCTATATGCTGCGCGTCGCCATTCGCCACGGCAAAGGCGGCGACGTGATCCGTTATCGGCTGTGGGTCCGCAACAGCAACCGTGAGCGGCTCGACCGCCGCGACGCGGTTGAGCTTAAGGCGATCTGCGGCCCCGGCGATGATGCCGCGCCGGTCATCACCATCATGCTGCCGACCGAGGATTGAGGTGGTGGGGCGCGGCGTTCGCGCGCCGCGCCCCTTCCGCTCGGCGCCCCAAGAGGGACCAACCCCGAAAGGCGCCTTGCGGAAGGCCAGCTTACGCGCCAATCGCCAGAAGAACAATTTTCTCCGCGCCGGCCACTGCCGGCGCTTTTGCTGAGTTGCCGGCGGCTTGGTCCGTTCAACAGGCTCCAAACAATGAAAGGAAATCGCCGCGATTTGGCTTTACCGCAGGGCATGCCCGGCCTATATTTAGGCCACGTTTCAACGGCCGTTCGCGCGGCCACAAGAGGGACCAACAATGCTTCCGGCTTTCACCTTCGGCGTTGAATTCGAGGTTATCTTTCCGGCGCCGCATTCCAACGCCGCACGCGAGCTTTCGGCGCAAACCGGCATCGCGGTCAACGTCGGCGACCGACTCGCGCCGACTCACGCCGGCGTCACCGCCTGGAAAATCGTTCATGACGGCTCCGTGCGCGGCACCGGTTTCGGCGGCGAGCTTGTGTCGCCGATCTTGCAGGGCGCCGACGGCCTCGCGCAAGTCGAGACGATGTGCCGCGCGCTTACCGCCATCGGCGCCAGCGTCAATCAGTCATGCGGCTTTCACGTTCACGTCGGTGCGCGCGGCGGCGATCTCGCGTTCTTCAAGAATCTCGTAAAGCTTTACGCGAAGTTTGAGCCGGTCATTGACGGCCTAATGCCGGCCTCGCGTCGCGGCGGGACCAACGTCTATTGCCGTTCGCTCGCGAGCGCCAATCTTCCGGCGGTCGATTCCGCGGCGAGCTTCGCGCAGTTGGTCGAGGCGCAAACCGGCATTCGCGCCACGGGACGCGGGCCCGCCTATCACCAGCGATTTTTCAAGCTGAACCTGACCGCGTTCCAGAAACATTCGACGGTCGAGTTTCGCCAGCACGCCGGAACCATCGACGCGGAAAAGGCGACCAATTGGATCAAGTGCTGCCTCCGCATGGTCGCCGCCGCCAAGGCCGGCAAGACCGGCATGCAGCGCGCACCGCGGCCGACAAGCTTCGATCATCTGCGCGACAGCAAGACTCGCCGCACCGCCGAAATGATCTGCCGCCCGGAGGGCGCGACCCGCTCCGAGATCATCGCCGGCACCGATTGGGCGGCATTGTCGGTCAACCGGCAGGCGCGGCTCGCCGGCATTCAAGTCACGGTCGTGCGCAGCCGCGGCGTTGACCGCTTCTATGCGGTCGCCGATGCGGGGCAGGACACGCCGATCGACCTTCCGGCATTCGTCGCGCTGATCGAGGCCGCCGATGCGGAAGCGGAATTCCTCAATCGCCGGCAAGCGGAGTTGCGGCGATGATCGCCTTGTCCGCCGCGCATACCGCCTTGCGCAACGGGCAGGCGACTGCTAGGCCGGCTGCTGGTACATATTCAGGCCAGGAGCCGACCATGCCGACAACCCGCCCCGAGCCGCTTCCCGCGTTGGTCCGCTGGCGCAAGCGCCACAAGCTCTCGCAGCGCGCCGCCGCAATCGCCATCGGCGCGTCGCGCGCCGCCTGGGTCGCCTGGGAACGCGGCGAACGCCGCACACCGCTCTACATTCGACTCGCCATGAAGGCGATAGACGACGGCCATACCGGCTAACAAGAGGGACCAATGCTCTATTTCGCTTACGGCTCCAATCTCAATCGCGCGCACATGGCGTACCGCTGTCCGCAGGCCAAGCCGCTCGCGAGCTTCACGCTGCCGGACTGGCGGCTTGTCTTTCGCGGCGTCGCCGACTGCATCGAGGAACCGGGCGCCGAGTGCCCCGGCGGCATCTGGAAGATCACCGCGGCGTGCGAGCGCGCGCTCGATCGCTACGAAGGCATCGCGGCCGGGCTTTACCGCAAGGTCCACTTGCCGGTGATCGGCGCCGGCGACGAATACCAGTTGATGCTGTACGTGATGAATTCGACCGGCATCATGCCGCCGACCGAAAGCTATCTGCAGACGATCATCGAAGGCTATCGGGATTTCGACCTTGACGTCGCGCCGCTTGAAGACGCGGTACGGCACGCCTGGGCCGACAAGGACAAGACTTATTTCGAGCGCCGCCGCCGTCACCGTGACGGCTACAAGCGTCTTGCATTACCGGCGGCGGTTCCGCCGGCTAAGACCGGGAAGGCTGCCACCGGGAAACAGGCCGCCAGCAAGCGCCCCACGGGGCACAATCGGAGCAAGTCAAAATGAGGACCATCACTTTGAACATGGTTGACCGCGAAGCCTATGACGAGAACGAGTCCGGCGTCGCGATCGAATCGACCGTGCCGGCCGTCGTGCAGGTCGAGGCCATCCGCACCTATTACCGGCGCAAGGGTGGCCGCGTCGGCACCCGGCTCACCTTCACCGATGGCGGCGGCTTCGCGGTCGCCGACACATTCGAGGCGGTGAGCGCGGCACTTGCTGCGGCCGGCGTCACCATCCCCGCGCCGCTGCCGCTGCCGGTCGCCGAGCCGGCCGCCGAGCTGCTGCCGGAAGCCGAAGCTACGCCGGTCGCCGAAGTGGCGCCGGCCCGTTCGCGGCGCCGGACCGCGCACTAAGCAAAGAGGCGCGCCGGGTTAAGCGGCGCGCCCCTCCCCGCCGGTCTCAAAAGGGACCAACCCAAAAAGGCCGGCATTGGGGATTGCAATTCTAGCAACGAAGGGACCAAACGAAAATGCCGATGCCGATTCCACCGACCAGAAACAATCTCCCCGCCATGGGCTGCGTCTCGGCGATGCAGAAATTCATCCGCCGCGGCCTGGAACGCGAGGCGATGGAGATGGCCTGCGAACTGATGCACACCTCGAAAGCCTTTCATTCGATGGTGTGCAATCGGCTCGAAGTCATCGCCCACGAAGACGTCGACTGCATCGCCGCGCCGTGGATCGTGCCGTTCGTCGCCGCCGCCGTCGAGCAGTCGAAACAGCGATATGCCAAGTCGCCGGACAATCCCGGCGAGGCGCGGCTGATGGTCGGCAACGCCATCCGGCTCCTGTGCCGCGCGCCCAAGTCGCGCGAGGGCTGCCACTTCGGCGCGGCGATCGGGCTGCGCTCGCTCTTGGAAGATTTCGCCCCGGCGATTCCCGATTGGGCGAACGATCAGCACACCATTGTCGGCAAGGCCAAGGGCCGCGGCATCGCCTACTTTCGCGCCGAGAGCGCCAAGCTCGACCCGCCGCAGGCCGGCGGCAAGGATGCCTATGAGGATGAAGCCTATCGGCTCTGGGCGCTGAAAGAGGGAGCGAACAATGCCCGAGCCAAGTCTTGAATTCATTGCCGAGCGCCTCGCCGCGATCCAGGGCGAGGTTCGTGCCTTGCACGAGCGGTTCGATCCATTCGGCGAGCGTCTCGGGCAGGTCGCCGCCGACATTGCCGACATGCGCCATGACCTCGACATTCTGACGCGCTTCGTGCTGCGGCTCGATGACCGGCTGCGTCGCGTCGAGCCTCACTCGTAGCCGAACCGTTCGCACAGCTGGCTTTCGGCGCGCATGATGCGCGCCTTTAGCTTGTCTGAGACGATCACCGCGTCGCGGATCGTCCGGTCGGTGCCGTTGCGCCAGCAATCATTGTCGAGCGTGTAGTGCTCGCCGGCGGCGTCGAGGATTGCGGTCAGGTCGCCGATCAGATTTTCCGTCTTGCCGATGCGGTCGACGCTCTTGCCGGACCACATTCCGAGCATGCTGAACATGGTCTGCGTGGCGATGCCGGGATAGCGGTCGAGCGTGCGGGCGGCGAATTCCTCGAAGCGATCATGCCAGCATGCGGCGAGCCACAGCGCGGCGGCGCTGCCGCGGTGCTGCATCTGCATCGGGAAGCCGGTCACCACGGCGAACGCCCATCGCGAGACGATCCACGACACCGGATGCCGCACGAAGCCGAACGAAAGCCGGCCGGCCTCGATGCCGGGATGGCTGGCGCGCAACTGCGGCAGTCCGATATGCCGCTCGCCTTCGGCGTCGCCGCTCTCGCGGCCGAGCGGCGTTGCGCGGTAGAGCACGCGGCGCACCGTCATGCCGCCGGTCTTCTGCACGTGAATGAACAGCGTCTTTTCGGTGATGAAGGCCATCACCGCTGCGCCAGCCGGTTGCTGCGGCGCACGTCGGGCTTGCCGGCAACGGTGTCGCCGCCGCCCTTGTGATAGCCGGGTCGCTTGAACGAGATCGCGCGACCCCACCGCTTCGCGACAATCTCGGTCGAGGTCTTGAAGTCGTCGGCCGTGACCAGCCCGGAGTTGCCGCCGGCGCCGCTGAATGACGAGCCGAAGTCGAAATAGAAACGCACATCGGCATAGACGCAACGGTCGTGCAGCAAGGTCGCCAAGCTCCAATCGAGATCGGCGCGGCTCTTTAACGTCGTGTCGTAGAGCCGATGCCGCGCCGCGCCCATCACGCCCCAACAGCCATAGACCTGCTGCACCGGCACGATCGGCCGCAGCTCTGGATGAATCACGGTCGTATTGATGGTGCGCGAAAAGCAGAACGTCGTCAGGCCGAGATCGTGGCAGGCGGTCATGGCGTTCTCAAGAACCGCCATCACCTCGTCAGGGTCGGTGAGAAAGCGCCGGCTGCCGATGGTCGAGCGCACGCCGCTCAGGTCGTCGTCGCACTGGATGAGGCAAGTTGCCTTGACGTTCTCGATGATCCAGTTGCGTGCGGCCGGGCCGCCGCTCGACGGCGGATGCAAGAGCAGCTGCTTCTTCGGCACCACCGCGGCGTAGTCGGCGCGCTCGCGTTGATCGACACAGATGCAGGCGCTCGGCATCAACGACAACAGCTTTGCGACGTTGCCCGGCCGGCCGCGTGACGGCACCACGATTCGGTAGTCGATCATTTTGCCGATGCCGGCAGCAGCTTGAGCAGCGCCTCGGCGCGGATCGCGCGGCAGGTGCCCATGCGTCCGCGCCGCTTCTCCGGTTTGAGTGCGAGGCGATCGCACAGCACGTTCCATTCGTGCGTTGTCGTGGCGAGCACCACGAGGAAATCGTAGTGCTCGTGCGGCTGCAGCTCCATGCCGGGGACGTCGATGCGGTCGTCCGGGCCTTCGGTCTCTTTGCGTTCGAGCTTGACGGTGAGGTCGGCGATCATGCGCCGCAACTCGGCATGTTCGTCGAGTTCGACACCCTTGAGCAGATCGGCAAGCGCCTCGGCGTTGGTGACGGCGAGCGCCGACAGCGGATCATAGGTGGCGAGCACCTTGGCTGCTTCATCGTCGGTCAGATCGACCACGAGCACCGGCACCTCGCTGTCGGCCGCGAGGTCGGCGCGCAGGTGTCCGTCGAGCAGCTCGAGATGCCCGTCGACCTGCCGGGCGATGAGCGCGCCGACAAAGCCGATGTCGGCGAGCATCGCGGTGAGCGCGCTGCGCTGGCCTTCCGGGTGCAGCCGCCAGTTCTTGGCATGCGCCCGCAGCTCGCCGGCCTTGATGCGCCGCAGTTCAACGATGCGGTCGCGGAAGTTCGCCGCCATCATCCTTCAAACTCGCGCGGTTTGGGCCGAAGCAAAGCCGGTCGGAGGGAGGCCAAAATATCCGCAAAGTGGGCAGGGCGGGCGCACGCCGCGCGGCGGGTCCGAAAATACGGTCCCTATTCGTCTAAAGGATTCGTGACGGCTGCCGCAAGATTCGCGCCGCGGTCTGCATGTTCCCGGTCACGCAGGAAATCATCCACAGACGCTTCTTATCGACCATCCCCTGCCGCAAGCGCCGCTTCGCTCTACGCCAGCGTTCCCAACGGAATTTTTCCCGTTCGCCCATGGTCCACCCGGCAGCGCGCCCGTGAGGCCAAGTGATTCGCGGCGGACTGTCAAGAGGTAAGCGCATAGGCAAATTCGGCAAGCCCGCAAGGCCAAGCCATACCGTAAACGCATATGCCCGCAGTCGCGCCAGGATCGCCGCCTATTCGTTTTTCCGGGCAAGGGCTATCCGACTAGGGGCGGGCCGGTTTCGCGCACCAGCGGCCGGAATTTTACGGCTTGCGGGCGGGAATACGTCCCGCAGGAGGGCGGTATCGAGCGCCGGGGCATCGCCCGCACCAACCAATCGGCGAACCACCGCCCGGCGCAACTCCCGCAACGCATGGCCGTAGGGCATCGCATCTTCGCCGGTCGCCAGCCGGTAGCGCCGATACGCGGCATTGAACCACGAGAGATCGCCGCCGACATTGGCCTCGGCAATCAGCCCGTCGACGCGGGCAAGGGCGGCGCGGACCCTGGCGAGCGCCGCGGCATGTGCGGTGAGCGGCACACCGGCGAGCGTCGCGGCACGCCGGACCTGGCGCTCGGCATCGTCGGCATCGGTGTCGAGGCGGCCGTTGGTATCGAGCGGCGCCGCGATCGCGGTGACGAGCTTGCCCGCAACATCGGTGTCGGCACACCACAGCACCGTCGCAAGGCCGATTGACCAGTGCCACTCGGCGCGGATGCGGTCGAGCGTGGCGGCAAGATCATCGGTGACGAGGACGACGCACGGCAGGCGTGACGGTGAGCACGCGATGCAGATCGCGATGCAGCCGAACTCGGCGAGGTACTCGGCTTCGGCGGCGGTGGGAATGTCGAGGTCGTCAATCATCGGGCAGCTCGAGCCAATCGTGGAGCATCGCACCACGAGCGCCATGCTTGCATCACGGCGCCGGTGCCGGGATAGAGATCGGTGAGATCGTCTGCGGCCTCGGCGCCCATCAGCGCGAATGCCCAATGGCAGACCGCCTCGGGCTTTGCTCCGGTCAGGCCGCGCCGCAGCGTGATCGAGCATTCGATGTCGTCGGCAATGCAGTCGAACCAATCGCGCATCACCATGCGATGATCGACGACGGGCTTGCGTGCGGCCTTGATGATGACCGGCTCCCAGGCATAGGCGACGGACACGTTCGCCTTGAAGGCGGCAAAGCCTTTGCGCCACGAGCACCAGCGAGCGCCGGTGTACTCGACCAGCGGCGCGAGCGTGGCCATCGAATGCGGCGTGGCGCTGGCGTGCAAGACCCAACCATCGAACTCGGATTGCAGGCGCGCGATCAATGCGGCGTGGTCGACCTCGCCGGCATAGTCGGGATGATCGCGATAGAGGTGCGCACATCCGATGTAGGGCGGGTCGGCATAGGCGAGTCGCATCTCGAGCTGTTCCTTAAAACACCGCCACGCAATCGCGCACCAGCTTGACGGCGATGACGATGCAGCCGTCGACATAATCGCGCTGCCATTGGCGCACGTTGCCGCCGTAGCGCCGCGCGACCCATGAGGCATCGCGCTCGAAGGCGATCGCGCAGGCAACCGCGTTGACGGCGCGCGCCATGTCCGGGCTTTGCGGCGCGAGGTAGCGGGCCGGCCAGTAGATCGCGGTTTCCATTCGGCTGACCGCCTCGATGCTCGGCGCGATGCGGATGCGGTTGGCCTGCGCGTTGGCTCTGGCCTTGTCGTCGGCTTCCGCTTCCTGCTGCGCCAACAGATCTTGCCAGTCGTGCGTATAGGCCGGCCAGAAACCGGAGGCGCTCGCGCGGCAGGCCGGCATGGCGGCAAGCGTGCGGAACGCTTCGGCGAGCTGTACGCCGACATGCGCGCCGTTCCAGGTCGCGGGCGGCGCGGTGGCGATGCCGTCGAGCGGGTTGAATTTCAGGTCGCCGGCTTTGATCAGCATTTTGCCCCTCGTTTTTCGTTTTTGTGCAGCGCCGAAGAAAAAATGGTTACAGGTGAAACGGGACAATCGGGACAAACTACCCTCCCCTACGGGGAGGGATATAGAGTTGTCCCGAAATACTGCAGCGCAAAAACATGGCTTTGAAAACCTCATTGCGGGGTGAAAAAGGCCCCCCCGGTCAGACATTCCGACTGGGTCTATGTCTGCCGGGGCGACTTTCACCGCCCGTCCCGGCATTTTTTGTTGTGTCGCCATGCCTTATCTCCAATCGGGACAAATCGGGACACGGGACACGTCCCGGCTTGTCCCGATTACAGGAATCCAAGCTGATGCGGCTGCTGCGGCTCGGCCATGCGGCGCTCGACGGCGGCAATGGCGAGCGTGGCCTTGCGCGCTTCCTCCTTGCCGCGGTCCGTGAGTCGCCAGCGCGAGCGGTGCTTCTCGATGATCTTCGGTGTCTGCTGCTTGAGGCCGCCGACGATGCGCTCGACCTTTTTCTTGTACGGTTCGCCGGCATTGTCTTTCCAGCCGATGCGTTCGGCCCATAGCGCCAGCGAGCCATCCGGTTCAGCGAGCATGGCGGCGAGCACGCGATCTTCGTCGCTGTGCGCGGCGGCGAGCTGCGCTTCCTCCTCCCCGCGGGTGATTGCGATTGCGCGCACGGTGGCGACCAATCGGTCCTTTGTGTCCTTGAGTTTCGGTGACTTGATCGCTTCAAGTCGAAACGAGATTGATTGGAATCCGGGACCGCGCATCTTGTTGTAAGACATTTCAACCATGTCATCGGCGGTGCGCCACAGCGTCAGGTTACCGTCCATTTCGGCGAGATAAGCACCGCCGCCGCGCGGCAAGAGTTCGGACGGCTCGGCGACACGCTTGGTCGGATGGCACAGCACCAGCACGCATGGCGCACCGGGCAGGGTTGTGAGCTTGCGCAGCACGCGGGCATAATTGCCCATCTGTACGTTGTTCAATTCTTCATCGCCAAGGAAATAGGCGGCGCTGGTATCGACGATGATCAAGCCCACCTCGCCGTTCTGCTTAATATCGGCAAGCAGCGTCTCGAATATTTCAACGATGCTGAAGACGCCAGGAATGAACCAGATTTTGTCTTGTGCCGCGTCATCGTCCCGCATTGCGTCAGTGCCGATGACGCGCATGCGCACATCGTCAGGATTCTCACCGACGAAATAAACGACGCGTGCAGCATCGACATGGTGCAGGCCAAGCAGGGTGTTGCGGTCACTACGGGCGACAAGGCTGGCGATCAGCAGGGCCACCGCGGTCTTTGCGTGTCCGGTCTGGCCGGTGAGCGCATAGATGAAGCGGCGCTGCAAGATACCTTCAATTAGGTAATCTGGGGGAGTAAAGCCGCGGATGAACTCGGCTTTAGAAAGTATTTTCGGCGTATCGCCATGCGCCGCGCCGTTGCCGTTTATGGTTTGCTCGCTGTCACCCGGTCGCCAATCTTCGAGTGCTTCGATTGCATGCCACAGCGTGTCGGCATTGCCGCCGCCGCGTTTGAGCCAGTCGCTTACATCGTCGCTTTTCTCGATGCCGCGCCAGATCGTCGCGAGATCGAGCAATCGCACGCGCTTGGCGACGGGCGCCAACATGCGAGCGACCTGCTGCGCATGATTGCGGCCGGGTTCGTCGTTGTCCTGGCAGACGATCACATCGGCACCATTGAAAATCGGCGAGAACGACCTCTGCCACTTGCCTGCTCCCATCGGATTGCATGTCGCGGTCACGTTAATTCCGCGAAGATTTTCCACATCCTTCTCGCCTTCGACGATCAGCACCGGGCGCTCCGAAGCGATTGCTTCCAACAATTCGGGCAGCCGGTATGGAACCAGGCGCACGCCCTTGATCGACCATTTCTTCTGCTCCGGGTCGGTGCGCTGACGAAACTGCTTTGGCTGTCCGGGCGGTTCAAATCGCAATACCTGAAACAGCCGCTTGCCCTGTTCGTCGGTGTAGTTGAATGTCGCCGTGATCGGCCCGAGGTCGCTTTCGTGCTGGTCAAGCGATTCACTGCCGCCGACATTGCAGTTGTGGCAAAACCACGCGACCTTGTCTTTTTCCACCTTGACGTTGAGATAGCCGCCGCCAGAGCAATTCGGGCATGCGGTTGTGTAGTTTCCGCTCTTGGTCGCGACATATTCGATGTTATGTCGCTTGAGCGCCTCGCTTGGAGAGAGTCGGTTCATTGCGGCTCCCCCGCCACATGAATTCGTTCGTGGCAATCATCGCAGATAGCTACCAACTCCCACAGGAATTCATTGAATACATGCTCATAGCTAAGATGATGTACCTGCGTCGCCTTCTGCCGCCGACAACCCTCACAGATGTTTCCAGCGCGCCGAAGCACTTGCGCGCGCTTTATTTTCCACTGTGGCGATTGCAGATAAAGATTATATCGCCTCCACCACTCGATGTTATGTTGCTCGCGCTCTCGGTTTTGCCGTTCGCGTCTTTCTTGCCAAAGGTTTTCGCGCGTTTGCCAGTAGTCGTTATGCAACCGCTCGTCCCATTGCGGAATCTCGGTTTCGCATCCGCGATAGAACGACACCGCTTCGGTGCGCTTGACTGCCGAACCGACCGATCTTCCGCAATCGAGACATTGCCAACGATATTGACAGCCGCCGCCGTCGATTAGACGTCGCCGCAATTCGCGCCGAATACACTGACACGCCGGGGCAATGTCTGATTCGGTTGCGAAGGTCATGGCTCGCGCTTCTCCGCGAACTTCGCCAGCAGCGTCTTGCCGACACCGCCATCGCCGGTCAGCAGGGTGACGGTGCCGGCGAGAATGCGATTGAGCAAAACCCAACGGCGCGGCACCGCGGCGAATGCCTCGGCGACAAGCGCCTGGACTCCATCGGCGCCGATCTCGCCAATGAGGCCATAAGCATCGGCCGCCTGTTGCAAGCCGTCGACGGCGTCCTGCATGCCCATTTCGCCGGCCGCGACCAGCATGGCGCGGGCCTCGGCGCGGGCGCGGAAGATGTCGACCGCCGCGGTCATGCGCGCTCCAACGGCAACGGAATCTGCCATGCTGTCATCGGCAATGCGGCAATCTGCTGGACGCGCTCGGCGAACGCGTGCGCCTCGCGCCAGTCGTTGCTGTCGCGGCCTTGCTTGCGCGCCGCGAATGACCAGGCCATCGAATCGGCGGAATAGAGCAGCTCGCGCACGGCCGGATGGCGCAGCGCCGTCGCCTTGATGCCGAAGCCGTGCAGCCGCAGGTCCGGGCGCTCGCGGCGGATGGCACAAAGAATGTCGACGATGCGCTCCGGCGCGCCGTTGCGCTTGCACAAGGTGCCGACGCCGACCCACTGTCCGAAGGTTAGCCGGTCGCCGTAGCCGGCAAGATGGCGGCGGTAGTCGTCCGGCGACCATCCTTGCAGCACCGGCATGATCCGAACCGGCGAGTGCGCGAGAAGCGCGTCGTAGCGTTCGATGGTTCTGCGCTGGTGCTCGGCAATGCTCAAACCCGTGCGTAAAAGCATCGGCGGCTCGCACATGAAATCCTGCGCGACCGCGATCGCGATGTTGGCGATGCCGGCAAGCCGCGCAAGCTCGCTGGCATATTGCTCAACCGGCGTCTTGAATTCGCCGTGCAGGGAAATCTCGCTGAATGCGCCGCTGTCGATGATGATCTCGGTCGCGCCCAACGGCTTCTGCCGGCGGCGCAGCTGCTTGATCGAGATGCAGGCGCGCGCGAAATGCTTGGCGTGATGCGGGAAGTGCAGGCCGACAAAGAACATCATGCGCGCACCTCGCGTCCGAACAGCGGCAGGAGCTTCAATCCGTGCGCCGGCGCGACGATGCCGACCATGTAGGCCCACAGCGCGAGCGCATCGGCGGCGTTGTCGTCGCACGGCCGCCAGCCAAGCTCGACGCACCGATGCTTGGTCGCCTGCTTGGCCTCGCGACGCTTCAAGTGCGCGGTGCCGAGAAAGAATTCGCGCACCTTTGAAACGGGCGCCTCGCGCACGTCAAAACCCTTGCCGTAAAGTGCTTCCTCGACGATTGCCGTCAGCCCCATCAACTTGCGCACGGTGTCGGTGTTGGTGCGGCCGGCGACGTATGACGGCGCAAGCGGCGCCTCGAAGACGACGATGCGCGGATTGTTGACCGCGACGAAATCGGTCAGCCATTGCCGACAGCCGACGAAGTGCGCCGCCATGCTGTGCTCTGCCCGCGCGAAGCTGACCGAGCCGGACCGCGGCGTCTCGCCGGCCGCGCCGAGCGCCCATCCGCTCCTGCTGGCAAGGTCGAGCGCCAGGATCATCGGCATGGCGCTTGACCTTGCCTATTTGTGTATTTACATAAATTGCCATGTTCGAATGGGACGCCGCCAAGGCCGCAGCCAATCTTGCCGACCATGGCGTGCCGTTCGAATTCGCGGTGCGCGTGTTTGACGATCCGGCGCGGGTCGAATTCGACGTCTCGCGTACCCGCGACGGCGAGGCGCGGCGCAAGTGCGTCGGCCGCATCGCCGGCAAGCTCTACGTTGTCGTGTTCACCATGCGCGGCGCAAATTGCCGGATCATTTCGGCGCGCCGCGCCAACCGTGCCGAGGAAAGGCGTTATGACGACGGTGCGAATGAGTGCTGAGCAGGCGCGCAAGGCGCGGCTCACGCGGGCGCAGAAGCGCCGGCTGGATGCCATGACCGACGCGGACATCACCGCGGCGGCGAAAGCCGATCCCGATAATCCGCCGCTGAGCGAGCGCGATTTCACGCTGATGGCGCAGGCGCGCGGCGTCGGCCGGCCGGCAATGCCGGCAAGCGAGCGCCGGCAAAGCATCACCCTGCGGCTGCCGCGCGAGGTGATCGCGCATTTCCGCGCCGGCGGCCCCGGCTGGCAAACCCGCATGGGCGAGGTGCTGGCGCGCGCCAGCCGGCGAAAATAGGCTGACCGTAACCTCATGTTGACGTGCGGCGGCGCGGCGCATAGCTTTGCCGGCAATTGCGCGAACGGCTCGCCATGCGCGTCCAGCAACAGCACATGCGGGCGCTGGCACCGCGGATTCTCGCAACTGTCGGCCTGCGGCACGTCGGAAAGGTCTCTCATGGCTGCGCTCCATTGCCGTCCGGCTTGCGGTGCCTTGCCCATCGTGCGGCGCCGGCGCGGCTGGCGATCTCGGCGCGCTGCTCTGCGGTGAGCTTGGCGGCGCGCGCGTGGCCGCCCTTGGCGCGACACTTGGAGGTTTCGACAACCTTGACTAAGGAATCCTGATGAGTTCCCGAAAGCCGGTCGGCGACCGCGCCGATCAGCGTCGACGGCGAGCCGTCCGGGTTGCGGGTCAGCGCCGCCTTGATGGTGTCGAGCGGCACGCCGTGCTGAATCGCGAGGCTCAAAAGGATCGCGCCGTCGCGCGCAGTCCATTCGAGATCGCTCGATGCCTTGCGGCCGGCGATGAACACCTCGCCCGGCCTTGCGTCGGCATAGAAGCCGACCGTGACCAGCCAATCCTGATTCCAGAAGCGCAGCCCGAACGTCTCGTTGGCGCGCCGCTGCGGCAGAACCTCACGCATGACCGCACCGCACGCTTTCCTGCGCGTGCGCCGCGCAATACGGCCGCCCGTCGTCGGTCGCAGCGCCGCAAAAGCGGAACGGCGCATTGTCGCCGTAGGGCCAATGGCAGGTGTCCGCGGTCAGCTCCACCAGCTCGATCATGCGCGGCGCTGCCGCCGGCGGCGGCGGCGGCGCCGGCTGCGCCCGCATGGCCGGCGCCGAACGGAATGACAGGCGGTCGGGCAGCACCCGCGGCCGTGGCCGCCGGCGTAATGGCTCGGCGCGCGGGCGCGGCGGTTGCCGCGGTCGCGGCGGCTGCTTGTCCAGCCGGAACACCGCGCCGGCAACCGCGCTGCGGCTTATCGAGAACGCCGCGGCGATCTGCGCGAGGCTCAGGCCGCGCGCCAGATAGCCGCATAATTGTTCGGTAGTTTCTCCTTTCCACTTCATGACGCACCTCCCTCACGCGAACAAAGGTCCATGATCAGGCGGCCGGTCGGCCGCCTTTGCCTTGGCGACTTGGCGGATGCGTTCGTCGCGACCGGCGCGCATGAGCGCGATGCGACGATGAATGTCGGCCACGTATTCGGCCTCGCGCTCGATCAGCACCGCGCGCATATGCTCGTTGAACGCCGCCTCGGCGGTGGTGCCGGTGCCGGCAAACGGGTCCAGCACGATGCCGCCCGGCGGGGTCAGCAGGCGAATGAGGTAGGCAATCAGGTCGAGCGGCTTGACGGTCGGATGCTTTGAGCCGAGCCGCTCGTGGCGATCCGCCTTGGCGGTGTAGAAGAACCGCGCGGCCGAGCCGTGATCCGCGCGCGGCGCGTGTTCGTTGCGCGGTCCATAGTCGCCGTAGATTCCGTGCGAGGTCTTGTCGCCGTGATCCGGGCCGACGCGGCGCTGCTGCCCTGGCGCCTCGGGAAACGCCGCGAGCACCTCGGCGCTGCCGTCAAGGATGACGTTCGCCGGCCAGCGGCCGAGCGCATCGCCGCCATTGCTGACACCGCGACGCATGCCGGGCTTCGCTGCAAAGTTGGTCGCGCCGCTGGCCGCATAGGCTTTGCCGGCCGTTGCCTCGCCGCCGCGCGGCACGGCCGCGTCCGCGCTCGGCACCCGGCAGCCGTCGATGTTGATTGCGCCGGTGCCCCACTTGCGCACGTTCTCGGTGCCGGTCAGCCCCGGCTCGAATGGCTTCTGCCCGATGTAGATGGGCTCGATCGCCGGCTTTAACGATTGCGTGCCGTAGCGCCAGCCTTCCCATGCGTCGTCATGCACGCGATGCGCCTTGGGGAATCCCTGCCCGAAAATCCAGGCGATGAACGGATGCGTGATGAAGCCGGCATCCTCGATCGCGACCGCCATGCGCGCGAATGTGCGGGTCGAGGAAAACGCGGCGATGTAGGCGCCGGGCTTCAACACGCGCAGCACCGCCGCCCATGTGGCCGCATCGAACGCGATGGCGCCACCGTCCCATTGCTTGTTCATGAAGCCGTTGGCGGTGCGCTGGTGCGGCCCGGAGCGCGAGCGTGTCTTGTCGGTGCGCCCGGTCTTGGCGAAGCGTTTGACGATGGACTGCAGGTGATAGGGCGGGTCGGTGATGCAGGCATCAATGCTGTCGGCGGCGAGCGTCGGCAGCACGGCGAGGCAATCGCCGTGGTGGCACTCGATGCCGCCGGCGGCCGACACCGCCCCGCCTTACTGCAGCGGCACCACGTCGGCGGTCGCCGGTCGCGCGCGCTTGATGCGGGACTCGAAGAGCGGCAGGTCGGCGGCGTCGCCGAACGCCTCGGCCAGCATTTCGACCGTCTCGCGCTGATCCGCTTCGAGATTGTCGAGCACCGCGCGCGCCTTCCTGAGCTTGATGCGCGCGGAGACAAACGCGCGCAGTTCCTTCTTCGGAACGCCGCGCGCCTTGGCTTCGTCATAGACGCCGGCGATCGACTCGCGAATGCCGCGGCAGGCTTGCATGTAGCTGCCGTGCTCGCTTGCAAGGTCGTCGAGGTAGCCGTCGATCTTGCCGACAAGGCTTCTGACGATCGCGGAATCAAACGTGTTCTTGCTGCTCGCTGGCTTGGCCATGGCTTGCTCCTGCTGGCGGTGAATAGAGGTCGGGGCGAATGCGGTGCTCGGCGATGCCGAGCAGCTTTGCGACGGTGCGCACGCGCTCGGCCGGCACTCGTTTCCAGTTCCACACCGCCTCGCGCGAAATGCCGAGCGCCGCGGCAATCAGCGGCGCCAGGCCCTTCTCGCGGCGAATGCGGGCGAGCACCGGGCACTTGCGTTGCGGCGCCAGCCGCGGCCGGCAGGCGCGGTTGCGGTTGCGGCGTTCCGGCATTGCTTTGGCTTCCTGATTTTCCCTCACGGAAAGCATCGCTTCACGCGAAGCCGTTGCAAGGCCAGCGGTTCGTGAAGTTTGTTTTCGCCGGCTAAGACCTTGCGACGTCGACAAAGAATATTTCGCCGACCACGCCGCAACGGAGCGCACAAATTTTTTTTTCGCCCTCGCCGGCAAACCGTTAGTTTGTTGAACGATCTAACTACCGGATTTGTTTGGTGCCTTTTTTTGCGCGCTAGAGTTTAAGACGCGACACTACCGTCAGTTATGATTGACAGGCGGCGGCTACTTGCAATTAGCTTTGCGTCCGGGACCACCTCGTGCCCGGTCAGGCGCTAGCCGTTCCCGTCATTGCAAAATCCTCAACGCCGGCGGGGAAAACCTCCCCGCCGGAACAAGAGCGGCGACGCGCTCGCGTCAGCCGATGAGGTATCGCATGGTCGAGGTCGCCGTCTTCATTGTGGTGCTGCTGGCCGCGCTGGTCGGCTTCAAGGCACTCGACGACTGGCACAGGCGCAAGGCATGGCGTGACGCGCACGATTATGCGCGGCGGTGGCATGAGCGGAGGCGGCAGCCATGACACCGCTCGCCTATCGCATCGTCAAGGACATGACGCTGCCGGTGAAACGGCGGACGTTCCAAGATCGCGGCGGATTGCTGCCGCAGTTTCGCGAAGAATTCCATTGCTTCGAGGTCACGCAAATCTATGACGCCGCCGGCGCGATTCTTGACCAGATGCTTGTCGCTGCCTTCCCTTCGGTCGAGTGGTCGTTCCTTCCTGCTGCAAGGACGTGGATTGAATTCGACGACAAGAACGGCGAGCGCATCGGGTTCATGCTTGTCCGCCAAGGTGGAGGCCAAGAATGGGCTACCGTCTATTGTGCTGCGCGGACAGGCCCGAATTTTCTCGGCGGGCGCATCGGCGTTATGGCGCTGAGCAATTCGCTCGCGAAGACCGGCCCGTTGACCTGGAACACGATAGAGCACGCAATATTTCGAGAAACTCTAAACTACCGGCTCCAGAATACTGACGGTTCGCATGTCGAGCCCTATGAAGTGCCAGCGATGCTGTGGCGGCTCTACGCCTTCCTGCTGCTGATCAACACGCCCAAAGTTATCGGCCGCAAAGTCCACGATCCGCATCGTGGCCTTGCCCGCGAAGTCCTTGCGCGCCGCAAGATACTCGGCATTTTTCCGTTGCAAGCCTGGACCGAAATTTTGCTGTCGACCGAGACGGTGATCGTAGACGGCGACAGCGAAAGAATCGGAACCACCGGCACCAAGGCGCTGCATTGGACGCGCGCGCACAAGCGCCGCATTCACGGCATCTGGACGCTGATCGCTGACTATTGGGCCGGCGACGGTTCGCTTGGCATCAAGCGGAGCCGCTATGTTGTCGTTCCGCCGGAGCGGGAGCGAGCGCCATGCCAGTGATCCGCGAGCCGGTCGAGGACGGCAAACTGCATCCCAAGCGGCCCGAGCATGTGACGGCATCGAATGTCGCGGCGACGGTTGGTGTTCATCCCTATTGCTCGGCGCTGCGGCTCTACATGGAGAAGCGCGGCATCGAACTGCCGGCACCGGCAAGCGCGGTGCTGCGGCGCGGCAAGCTCTTGGAGTCGAGCGTAGCAGCTGCCGTTGCGGAGCAGCGGCCGGATTGGCGGCTCGAAAAATGCAGCGAGTATTTCTATGACCCGGATTTGCGGCTCGGCGCGACGCCCGACTATTTCGTGCATGGCGACGCGCGCGGCCTCGGCGTCCTGCAATGCAAGACCGTCGCGCCGTCGGTCTTCAAGCGCGAATGGACCGCGGACAATCCGCCGTTCTGGATCGTGCTGCAGAACCTCACCGAGCTGCTGCTGACCGATGCCGCGTTCGGCGTGGTCGCCGCCCTTGTCGTTGACCCATTCAATCTCGAATGTCCGCTGTACGAGGTGGCGCGCCATGCCGGTGCGGAGCAGCGCATCCGCGATGCGGTCGCGCGGTTCTGGCAAGACCTCGCCGCCGGGCGCGAGCCCGATGCCGATTACGGGCTCGATCGCGAGCTGCTGCCGCTCTTGTGGCCGAAGGAAACGGCCGAGCAGGTGGCCGACTTGCGCTTTGATAACGCGATTGTCTCCGGGCTGATTGAGCGCGCCGACCTCAAGGAGCAGATCAGCAAAGCCGAAGCGCGCTGCAAGCAGATCGAAACGCTGCTGATGGCGCGCATGGGCGAGGCCGAGCGCGCGCTGGTGCCGGATTTTTCAATCACATGGAAAACGCAGCATCGCCCGCAATACACCGTGCCGGAAAAAAATTTGCGCATATTGCGCATCATCGACAAGCGCCGCGACGAGGAAGCGGCTTAACAGGGAGGAAGGCAAATGGTCACCAAGTCACCCAAGCGCGCGGCGAGCAAGCGCAAGGACGCGCCGCCGAAGATCAGCGCCGAGCAAATCCAGCTTGGCGCGATGCTGTCGCACGAGCCGATGCGCCAGCGATTCAAGTTCTGGATTGTCGGCGACACGCCGCTCATTTGCCATGCGTGGTCGGAAAAGGCGCGGCTGGCGATGCTGCAGCAGCAAACCGGCGCGATCGTCGAACAGAAGCCGCGCGACCCGCAGGAAGATTTTGTCAATTCGCTCTATGCCATGGGCGACGGCACCTATGGCTTTCCGGTGACCGCGATCAAGAAAGCGATCAAGTCGGCGGCGCATACCGACCGCGGCATTGCCAAGACCGACGTGCTGGCGGCGCTGCATCTCGATGCGACGCTGGTCAGCGTGCGGCCGGCGCTGGCCGGGGCAAGCTGCAATCTGCCGCTGGTGCGCATTTTCGGTTCCGCGCCGCGCATGCGCGAGGACATGGTCCGAATCGGAACGATCAGTAAAACCGCCAACCTTGCCTATCGCGCCGAGTTCCTGGTGTGGGCGCTGCGCATCACCGGCACGCTCAACGTCGCGCGCTGTCCTCTGCACGCGCTCGCCTATCTGATCAATGCCAGCGGCAACGACGTCGGCGTCGGCGACTGGCGCAACGAAAAAGAGGGATGGGCGGGGTCGTACCATCTTGCGTCGCTGGAGGAAGAAGCAGCGTGGGACGCCTTTGCCGAGGGCAAGGGACCGATGCCGGTTGCCGAGCAATTGCAACAGGCTGCGGAGTAGCCGCCGATGTATGTGTTCCGCGACGGTCCGATCACCATCAGGAATCGCGCGCATGCCGACCCGCAGGTGATCGGCGCGGCGCTTGAGCAGATAGCCTTTGAGCACGGCGGGCGGCTCGAACCGGACGACGTGGTGCGCAAGGCGCGCGAGCGCGGCGACCCGCTGCATCCGTATTTCGATTGGAACGACAAGACCGCCGCGCACCAGCACCGGCTCGACCAAGCGCGCGAACTGATTCGCATCGTGCGCATGGTCGATCCCGACGACGACAAGCCGCCGCGGCGCGCGTTCCTGTCGGTGTCGGATGCCAAGGGCACCAGCTACCGCACCGCGACCGAGGTGATGGGCAGCCGCGACTTGCAGCTTGCGGTGCTGCGCGCCGCCGAGCGCGACCTGCGCGCCTTTGAAACCCGCTACCGGGAATTGCTCGATATTTGCGATCTGGTGCGCATGGCGCGTGAACGGCTGACCCACAAGCGCGAGCGGGTGGAGGCGCGAGCTTCATGACGGATCGGCTGTCCGATTTTGGCAAGGCGGCGCCCGGTCTGGCTTGTCATGGCATGGCGGGGCGTGGCGAGGCGGTGCGTAGCAAGGCACGGCCGAGCATGGCTTGGCGAGGCAAGGCCGGCAAGGCGGTGCAGTGCTCGGCGGTGCGCGTCACGGTGTTGCAGAGCACGGCCGGGCTAGGCCGGGCAGAGCAAGGCCGGCAGGGCTCGGCGCGCTTGTCAGCGTTGAGCACGGCGCGGCGTTGCAGCGCGCGGCCGGCGCGGCATCGCTCGGCATCGCTCGGCGAGGCTTGGCTAGGGTTGCATTGCGTTGCATTGCCCGGTTTTGCGCGGCGAGGCCGGCGAGGCCGGGCGGGGTTTGGCTTGGCTCGGTTGGCAAGTCGGATCATCGCATGGCGCGGCCCGGCAAGGCCGGCAAATCGGGGAAGGGGTAAACCCCCTTCCCCTTCAATCGCGGAGGAAAACGCAAATGGCGACCACGACCAAGGCGGGAGCGAAACAGCAACCGACCATTCATCCCATGGTGGCGCTGCGCGAGCAGCTGCACAGCCGCCTCGACGAATTCCGCATGGCGCTGCCCGCGCACATGCCGCCGGAAAAATTCGTGCGCGTGGTGATGACCGCCTGCGCCTTGAACGTCGACCTTATCGCCGTCAATCGCCAGACGTTTTTCAACGCCTGCATGCGCGCCGCCAACGACGGCCTGTTGCCGGACGGCCGCGAGGGCACCATCGTCGCCTTTGCCGACAATAGTCCGAAATCGCCCACCTACCGTCAGCAGATTGCGGTGTGGATGCCGATGGTCGGCGGCCTGTTGAAGCGATTCCGCAACAGCGGTCAGTTCAAATCGGTGTCGGTCGACGTGGTGCGCGAGGGCGAGGAATTCAAATACTGGAAGGACGAGCACGGCGAGCACCTCTACCACTCGCCCGGCGATGGCGGCGGCAAGGTGATCAAAGCCTATGCCATGGCCGAGACCAAGGACGGCGGCGTGATGATCAAGGTCATGTCGGCCGCCGACATCGAGAAGCGCCGCGCGATCAGCCGCGCCAAGGACGGCCCGATGTGGGGCCAATGGTGGGAGGAAGCGGCGCTGAAGACTGTGCTGCGCAATCTGCACAAGCGATTGCCGGCGTCGAGCGACGACCTCGATCACCTGATGCGCCGCGACGATGACGACGGTGCCTTTGATCAGGTGCCGAGCGAGCGGCAGCACGAGCGCGAGCTTGTCACCGGCGGCGTGATGGGCGCGCTCGACCATTTCGGCGGCGCGCAACAGGAGCCGCCACCGACGCAACCGGAGCCGCCACCGCCCGATGACGTGCAACCCGACAACGCCGCGTGATCGTCATGGCTTGGGTCTTGCGACAATTCCATGTCGCCGGCGAGGGCGAGCGGCCGGTGACCGATGCGGTCAAGGCGGCCGGCGCGATGCTCGCCGATCGCGTGATCGACGGCGAATATATCGTCGCCTTCGATGTCAATGCGTTCGGCGGCATCGGCTATTTCACCAGTTCGCCGGACGTCGCCAAGGCGATGCGCTTTCCCTCGCTTGAGGCCGCGCTTCAAGCATGGCGCACACAAAGCACGCTGCGGCCGCTGCGCGCCGACGGCAAGCCCAATCGTCCGCTCACCGCGCTCTCGATTTCGCCGATCAGAATCGAGGATGACGCATGATCGCCGAGCATGTGCCGTGCCCGAGCTGCGGCTCGACGCTCACGGTGGTGACCACCACCGCCGGCGGCCGGCGCCGCCGCATCTGCCAGGACTGCCGCACCGCGTTTGCGACGTTCGAGATCACCGCCGAGGACTACCGCTTCATGCAGGGCGCGCTTGAAAAGCTGCGGCGGTTGTCGCTGCCCGGCGACAAGCGGCGGGCGCGCCCATGAGACGCGCGCTCACCTGTGCGGTTTGCGGCCTCGTGCTCGCATGCTCGCGGCCGGCGCAAGGCGCGGTCGCCTGCCAAGCGCAGGCCGGCGCCGGCGCGCATTGGGCATGGCGCATGATCGAGCACCGCCGCTGCTGGTATCGCGGACGCGCCGGCAGGCCGAGGGCCGAACTTGCGTGGCCGCCGGCAATCGTGCCGTTGCCGCAGCCACGGCCGCCGGACGCGCCGCCGCTCGAGTCTGCGCTCGCACTCGCATTCGCGCCGCCCGCAGCCTTGCCGCCGGTGTTTGTCGCGGTATCCCCGACGCCGCCGGCGGCAAAACTGCCGCCGCCGCCGCGACCGCCGCGCGTAGTGCAGACCATTTCATACCGGCGCGACGAGGTGTCGGTCGCCCGGCTGGCGCTGGCGCTCGCCGCGCTCGCCGTGGTGCTCTCCGCAGCAATGAGGGTGATCCATGATGGAACAATCGGTCGAGGCCATGGAGGCTTCGGTGCGTGGCATTCACGACTTGGTCGCGGAGCGCAACCGTTTGCGTGAGCAGCTTTCCGAGCGCGACGCCGAGAACGCGCGCCTTGCCGACGAACTTGAGACGTTGCGGCTTGCGCACGAGCGGCTCGTTGCGCACGCGAGCCTGCTCGATCTGGCGATCGCACAGGCGCGCACCGACCTGCACCACCTGCAGGCCGAGCGTGACGTGGCGCGGGAGAAGCAGACCGCGCTGTGCGCGCAGGCGTCGGCGGCGGTGGCGGTCTTATGCGATGGCATTGACAAGGCCAATCAGCTGCACGCCCCGCACGGCGCCGTCGCCCGGCTTGATGATAACGACGGCAAGCCGGTGCCGCTGTTCCTGCTGCAACCGCTCTCTAATGACAATGGGGGAAACCATGGATGAGGCACTCGAGCGCCTGATCAAGTCGGCAACGCTGATCGAGGCGGGCTTTGCCGCCTTCCGCCGGCAGCACCTCGATTCCCGCCTGCCGCCGGAACAGGTTGAGGAAGTGCGCCGCGTCTATTTTGCCGGCGCGCAGCACCTGCTCTACCTGTTGTGCCGGGTGCTCGACGACGGCGCCGCCGAGCCGACGCGCAGCAACCTGCATTGCATGAACGCGATCGCCGACGAGATCGCCGCGTTCTCCGCGGCACACCTGCCGGTCAGCGGGAGCGCGTGATGAAAGTGACTTGGTACGACGCCGGACGTGAGCCGCAATGCGCGGCTGATCCAGCTTTTCCGAAAGGTATTGACATAGATGCCTCGCGCAGCGCCGACGCGACTTGCACCGAACGGCTTCCCTATCCCGCCAAGCGGTGCGGCCAATACCTCATCGAGTGCGAAACGTGCGGCCAACGCATTGTCGTGACGACCGCTGGTCGGGCTGACGATCCGCGATCGGTCAAAGTCGCCTGCAAGCTGGTGAAGCGAGGACACTGAAAGCATGGACGAGGCGCGCGTCGAGGCGCTGGTGACCGAGATCGCCGACATCGTGCGCCGGCATCTTGCCGCCGGCCCGGCGCATCCCGACCGCGTTTTTGAATTGCTCAACGCGCTCGCCGTCAATTCCGCGCTGGTGCTCGCCGGCACCGGCCCCGACGCGGCGGCGAAGGTGTTCTTTGCTGACACCCTGAGCGGCCAGTTGCAGGCGGCGCGGCGCGAGCAGGCGGACGCAATCCAATGAAAACGATCCCTACTGCCGCTGCCACGCGGAGGCCATTATAAAGCCATGAGCGACAAGCTCGCCGATCATCTGGCCTATCCGCCGCGGGCGCTGCGCGCCGATCGCGCCGCCGCCTATCTTTCGATGAGCCGCACAACTTTTTTACAATTGGTCGATGAGGGCATTTTGCCAAAGCCGATTCACATTCGCGCCATGGCGACCTGGGACCGCCTGGAACTCGATGCGGCCTATGACAGCATCAAGGAGAGTGCTGGTAATTCCATTCATCGGCTGTTGCAGGAGCGGCTGCGGCGGTGAGCCGCTCGACCGCCGGGCGACCTCCCGCTACCCCCTTGCGCCATATTGACGTGAGCGCCATTTCGGCGTAATTTCATTTTACTCGAAAGGAATCGCACCAATGACCGCCAAAGAATATCTCGCCGCACTCGACCGGCTTGGCCTGAGCCAAGTCGGTGCCGCACCGCTGATTGGCCTCTCGCGCCGCCAAGCGCAGCGGCTGGCCGCCGGCGAATCGAAAGTGCCACCGGCAATCGCCAAGCTGCTGCGGCTCGTGCTTGCGGGCAAGATTTCGCTCGACGACCTGCGCCGCGCGTAAGAGGGGGGCCATCAGATGACGGACCGCAGCAAATACCTTTACCGCAAGTTCGGCCGCGATAAGACGACGACCTACGTCTACTTTCGCCGTCCCGGTGGCAAGACCATTCCGCTGCCGAGCGACGAGCGCAGCGCCGAATTCAAACGCGCCTATGATGCCTGCATCAAGGCGCTCGCACCTCCCCGCCCCGCGAAGGTGGTGCGCGCCTCGCCCGGCACCGATTCGGTGGCAGCCGCGATCTCCAACTATGTCGCGTCGACCGATTTCATCAAGCTGCGCCCGCGCACCCGCATCAGCTACAACGGCGTGCTGAACATGATCCACGCCGATCTCGGCGCCGGCCGGCTCGGCGACCTCGACGTCGATGCGGTCGACATCTACAGCGAGCTTGTCGCCAAAGAGCGCGGGCCCGCCGCCGCCGACCTGCGCGTGAGCCTGCTGTCGCTGATCTGGGGCGCCGCAAAAAAGCATCCGCAGTTTGCCATCAAGGGCCGGCCCGATCCGACGCTCGATGCCAAGCGCCATTACAAGGTCAAGCGCCCGCATCGGCCGTGGAGCGCCGAGGCGCAGCGCAAGTTCATGGCGGCGGTGCCGGCCAATCTTCGGCTGGCGAAGCTGCTGCTGCATTTCGGCGCGCAGCGCGGCGGCGACAGCGTGAAGATGACATGGGCGGACTATGACGGCCGCGGCCTGCTGGTGCGGCCCGAGAAGGGCAAGGGCGAAGCAATGGAGATCGCCAATTATCACCTGTGCCCGAAGCCGCTGCGCGAGGCGCTCGACGCCGCCCCGCGCACGGCCGAGACGATCCTGGTCAATGCCTATGGGCGACCCTATGCCAGCGCGCGCGTGTTGAGCATGGCAATCAGCCGCGAATTGCGCCGGCTCGGCAAGACATTTGACGGGTTGACGATGCACGGCCTGCGCAAGAATGCGGCGGTCGATGTCGCCGGCTTGCTGGTCGGGACCGCCGGCATCAAATCGGTGACCGGGCATCTCTCGAACGCGATGGCGGAATATTACGCCAAGGCCGCCGAGCAGCGCGCCATCAATCAGCGTGTGGTCAACCTTTGGGACGCGGCGCTTGAGGCCGAGACGCCGGCGCCAACGCCGAAGCGCGGTTCGCACCTGCGGGTGATCGACTAACCGCCCGCGCGGCTGTCGGCAAAAGCGCCCCCGTTCGGGGCGCTTTTTTCATGCCGTGGGAAACGTGGTGGGGAAAAGTGGGAAACATTTTGACCAACGCTTTGAAATATAAGGCCATTCACTTTTTGGGGCAAAACATACTTTTTTTGTGATTTCAAAGCGTTCCACACCGCTGTTTCCCAATTTCGTTTCGTATTGGTACGCGGTTTGTTTTCTTTTGCGACCAAAGGCCGCGCCCATACCTGCCCCGCCGGCCTGCCCCGCCACGCCCGCCAATCGCCCCAGGATGGCCCAGGATTGGCCCGGCGGCGCTCCCAGGCGCCACGGCGGCAAGGCCGCCCCTAGGCCGTTTTTTCAGCCCTCACGCCCCGCCGGCCGGCGGCTCGCCCATTCGACCGGCTGGCGGTTGGCGTCGAGAATCCAGCAGCGCATTACCGCGCCTCCAACTCGGCAATCATGTCGTCGATCTGCTGCCGTAGCGCGCGCAGCGCGTCAAGCAGCTTCAATTTTTGCCGGTCCGGCAGCGACGGCCGCGGTCGCGTCTTTATCGACGGAATCGGAAAGCCGGTGATCTGCTCGATCGCCAGCAGCTCGACCGCGCTCAGTCCGCGCTTGCGCCAGAGCTTGCTGACGCGATCCGGCGTCCATGACGGATCGAGCGTCGCGGCGAGTCGCCGCGCCAGTTCCGCCTGACTCTCACCCGAGAACTTGATTGCCTGTTTGAGCCATTCCCGCAACTTGCGTTGTTCGTCGCGCAGCATGGCAACGCCATAGCGTTTTTTGCCATGCGCCGCCGTTGCCATTGCCGCACCCTGCACTACTTGCGCGTGTTGCGAAAACGGCTATCATGACTGCGCGGTTCCGCAATTACCGCATCTATGCACAAGCACCTTTGGAAGTCCCCGCGGCAAATCCCCGTTGCCGGCGGATGGCGACGACTTACAACCGAGGTGATCAATGGCGAAGGACATCAATGAACTCGACCAGCATATCGGCCACCTGATCCGCAGCCTGCGCGTGGCCGGCGGCGTCTCGCAAGCCTCGCTGGCAGCGCAGATCGGCGTCACGTTCCAGCAGGTGCAGAAGTACGAGAACGGAAAAAATCGCGTGAGCGGCAGCCGCCTACAGATGATCGCCGAGGCGCTCGGTGTCTCGCCGGCGAAGTTTTTCGCCAAGCTCGGCGACACCCGCGAAATCGAATTGTCGTCGCTTGTCGATCGCAACGACACGCTGCGGCTGCTGCGCGCGTTTCAGGCTGTTGAGGGCCGCCGCCGCGTCCTGATCGTGCAGATCGCCGAAATGCTCGGCGGCGCCAAGTGAAAGGCGCCATCACCATCATCGCGCCGCAAGGCGAGGTCGTCACCGAGCCGGCCGACGCCAAGGACGATGCGCAATTGCTCGCGCGGTTGCAGGCAATCGTCGGCGGCTATGTCGAGCGGGTGCCCTACCTGACGCGCGCCAACGGCCGCGCCTGCGTTGCCTTCGCCAATGAGGAAGGCAAGCTGCGCGGCCTGCCCTACAACGAGCGCGCCACATTGCTCTGGCTGACCGACGCGCGCCGTCGCGGCTATACGCTCGGCGGCGATTTCCTTGTCGGCACGATTGCGGTGGTGTCCGGCGACCGGGAGTTCATGACATGGCTGACGCGCGACCGCGACTAGGCGGGCCGAACCGACACTGTGGCGAATGCACGCTGTGCTGCAAGCTTTTGCCGGTGCGCGAACTCGGCAAGGGCGCCAACCAACGCTGCAAGCACCAGCGCGTCGGCCGCGGCTGCGCGGTCTATCGCCGGCCGGACATGCCGATGTCGTGCGCGCTGTGGTCCTGCCGCTGGCTCGGCAACGCCGACACCGCCGATCTCTCGCGCCCCGACCGGGCTCACTACGTCATCGACGTGATGCCGGATTTCATCGTGGCGCGCGACGACCGCACCGGCGAGACGCGCCATATCGAGGTGGTGCAGGTGTGGGTTGACCCGCGTTATCGCGATGCGCACCGCGATCCGGCGTTGCGCGCCTATCTGGCGCGCCGCGCCGAGGAAGGTGTTGCGGCGCTGATCCGCTACTCGGCGACCGACGCCTTCACGCTGTTCGCGCCGCGCTTTTTCGATGACGGCCTGTGGCACGAGGTCCACGGCAGCGTGCGCGAGGCAACGCATTCGACCGTGGAATTGCTGCAAGGGCTTGCGCAATGCCAAAGGTGATTGCCGGCCTCTTTGGCCTGTGGCCCGACGAGAAGGCAAGCAATGACTGAACCGTTGCGGCTCGGCGATCTTGAGGTGCTGGCGCCGCACCTGCCGGGCAAGGTGATGAAGGCGCTCGCCGTCATGGCGGCCGAGCTGCACCCCGCGTTCGGGCGGCAGCCATTGATCGAGCATGGCGACAAGTCGAAAGAGTCGTGCGTCCTTTGCTCGTTGACGGTGCGCGATTTCCTGCGCGCCATCGACATTCCGGCGCGGGTGCGCGAGGTCTGCGTGGTCATGATCGCGCGGCGCGGCCCGGCGATCGTGCATAGCCTCGGCATCGGTGCCCCCGACAAGCGCATCCGCAAAGAGCCGGGCCGCTGGAACGGCCACATGGTCGTGCTTATCCCGTCGTGCTCGCTGCTGATCGACACCACGCTTTACCCCTCGATCCGCCCGCAATGGCCAATGCTGCCGCCGATGGTCGCGATACCTTACGAGCGGCCCGCGGGTGAAGCCGAACTCTATGGCCTGCGCTCGATTGCCGGCATTCGCATGCAGGACGAGGATTTTGAATTCGCGGTGTCGTGGCTCGATCATCCTGCCAATCGTCATCCGCCGGATGGCGACGCTGAACCGCGGCGCCGCGCCGCCGTCGTTGCGCATCTGGTCGCGCGCTTCGGCCGGTGGCGGGACGCGGCATAAACGGAGAACCATGATGGGCTACGCTTTCGCCATGGCGCCGTGCATCGGCTGCGGCAAGATATTCAGCTTCAATCCGCTGCGCGTGCCCTCGATCACCATCGGCGGCGAGCGGCAACCCATCTGTCTCGCCTGCGTGCAGCGCGTCAATCCCAGGCGCCGCGCCAACGGCCTGCCCGAAATCGTGCCGCTGCCCGACGCCTATGAGACATGCGACGAACAGGAGATGTGATGGCACTCGGACCCGGCAAGTATGACGACCTTTGCACCCATGTTCGAGAGAAAGCGAAGGCGCAAGCTGCAATCGTCATCGTCCTCAACGGCGAGCGCGGCAGCGGCTTTTCGATGCAGGCCGGCTTGAACGAGACTTTGGGGCTTCCCGAGTTGTTGGAGAGCATCGCCGCGCAGATTCGCGGCGATCTCGCCAAGGGCAAGCTGTGATCGAGCCTCCCGAGCGCATGGCGCACCTGCCGCGCGATCCGCGCGGCTATCCGATCCCCTGGACGGTCTATCGCGATGCCGCCGGCCGCGCGCATTTCACCATCAATGACGAGCACCGGCGGCTGCAATGCGTGCTTGACAAGCGATGCTCGATTTGCGGCGAGCGGCTTTTTCCGAGTCGTTTATGGTTTGTTGGCGGCCCGTTCTCCGCATTTCACGAGCGCGGCGCCTATCTCGACCCGCCGATGCACATTGAATGCGCGCGCTACAGTTTGCAGGTGTGCCCCTATCTTGCGCTCGCGAGCTATCGCGGGCTGATCAGCGATCGCACGCTTTCCGCCGATGATCCGATCGGCCTTGTCGAGCGCACGGCGATGCCCGACCGGCCGCTGCTGTTCGTCTGCGCGCTCGCGCGCGATGCCGCCATGCTGCCGAGCAACGTCATCGTCCCGGCGCGGCCGTTCCTGCGCGTTGAGTTCTGGCGGCACGGTGCACGGCTCACCGATGCCGAAGGCATGCGCATCGCCCGCGCTGAACTGTCAACGCGCCCGGTGGAGGTGGCGCCGGATCGCATCATTCGCACGCCGCGGAGATAAAAAGCCGGTGGCAACGCTGACGCCCAAGCCGGGCTTCGATTGGCATCACGTCGCATGGGGCCGCCCGGATTCGCCGCGTTCGGCGCTCTGCTCCTATTGCTCGGCCGGCATCGGCGAGGACGATTGCCCGCTGATCCTCTGGACCCGCAAGGGCTTTGCGGCACAGTTCTGCGATGCCTGTGTCGAGCGGTGGTTCCGCTAGGATATTTCGATCACCTCGCCGTTGATCATCAGCACCACGCCGACGTCGGGCGGCGTCTCGATGGCGATGCGCACCAGCCGGTCGGCCGGCGCCGGCTTGAAGCCGGACCATTCGTCGCGCAATTGCACCGCCGTTCTCGCATAGGCGTTGAGGTCGACCGGCGGAACGATGCCGGGCACCTCGCCGGCGTCGGTGTATTGCCATAGCCACCAGTCGGCAAAGCCGGCCGGCAGGGTCGGCACGTCGTCGGTGTATTGCGCCAGCCAGAGCCGGTACTTGGTGAACTCGTTGTCGTCATCCTCGCCGATCTGCTCCTTGAGCAGATGGCCGGAATAAAGCACCGGGTCGTGCCCGGTCTGCTCCTTGATGGTGGCGAGGAATGCCGCAAGCTCGTCAAGCGACACGCCGGAATCTTCGTGGTCGGCGCACAGCAGGAGCTTGTCGTCGAGCAGGTGGCCGATGCTGTCGAGAAAGTGTTCCGCCTGCGCATCCATGTCGCCCGGCCGCAGGAAGTGATAGACGCCGAACAAAAGCCCGGCATCGCGCGCGAGCGCGGCGCGCGCGTCAAGTTTCGGGTCGAGGTAGTCGGTGGCCTCCGTCGCCTTGTGGATGACGCCGAGAATCCCGGCCGCCGCCGCCGGCTTTAGGCTTTGCGGAATGACGTTGTGGTGCGAGAGGTCGATGACCGCGGGCTTGATCATTGGTCGGCTCCATAAAAAAAGACCCCGCCGGAATGGCGGGGTTTCCAAGTTCACGGGAGGACTCGTTTTAGTGCGCTTTGACGTGCTCGAAGCACTCCTTGGTGATCGTCATCATTTCTGCGAACCGCCTGTTGCTGATGTCGGTCAAGCCCTTGAGCACCCACACGCCGGCGCCGATGCCGATGATGTTGAGCACCACCAATGCAAGCAGCATCGGGTTTTTCTGCAAGCCGGCGACGACATCGCTCGCCGCCTGGCCGGCGGCGGCCACCGTCGAGGTCGGCCGCGGTCGCGGGTCCGGGTCCATCACAACCCGAACCAGCCGTTTGCGTCGACCACGATCTGCACGTCGTTGCCGCTTGGCGTGAACGGCACGCCGACGATGCCGGTGTCCTGATACATCAGGAGCGGCGAGGTCGTGGCCGCGCCGGTGTCGATGTAGAGGATGATGGCTTTGATCTGCGGGCCGTTGACCGCGAGAAACGGCACGTCATCGGAATCAAAACGCGCGAGTTCCGCGTTGACCGCTCCGCCGGTGAGCGCCGCCGAGGTCGCGATGCGGGCAGCCCCCGGAACGTCCGGCTGCAGGAATTCATGCGCGGCAAGATAAGTGTAGCCTGCGAGATCGACCAACACCGCCTTGATCGTCACGGCTTCGAGGTCGATGAGGGCGCGCATCAACTTGGCCTTGGTCTTTGGATAGAGTGCGTTCGCCATTGAGGTTCATCCCGTGATGATCGCGGCGTTGACGTAACGCGGCAGCGGCCGATTGATGTCCTGCGCGCCGAAGCTGTTCGCGTTCTCGACCGCCGCCGGCCGCAGCTGATGGCCTAGCAACAGGATCGGCGCGCCGAACGAATTGGCGTTGTCGAAGCCGGTGAGGATCAGCCGGTCGAGCCGATGCAGCTTCGGTTCAAAGGACCGCTGCTTGTTCTGCAGGTAGAGCGGCGCGAGCGGCGGCGGCGCCTCGACCTCGATCGAGCGCAAAACCTCGATGCGCATCGCCGAGACGCGCGGCGTTGCGGCGCCGTCGTGCAGCACCTCGACCGCAATGGCGCTTAGCAGATTTTGCGCCATGGATCAGCTCACCACCTCCGGGCCGGCCTTGATAGCATTGACGGCGGCGGCGAGCCACGCCGCCGAGGTGTTCGGATCGACCGCGAAAATGTCTGCCGTCAGCCCGTAGGCGGTGACCATGCCCACCGTCGCGCCGTTGGCGTTGGCGCCGCCGGAACGAACGCGAGCGCGCACGGTGCGGGTGGTCGCGTCGTCCTTGCGCGCCGACATGATGGTCTGCACCGCCGAGACGTTCGCCGGCAGGCTTGAAAGATTGGCGAAGTCGTAAAGGTCGAGCGTGCCGGCGGCGGCGGCGGACACGTAGGAGGTGTCGCCGTCGAAGCTGGTCACCATGGCGTAGTTGTCGGTCCCCGTGAGCGGCGTCCAGTTCTTTTGCGAGTCGCCGTTCGGGGAGAGCGTCTCGACCCGGCGTTCGCCGACGCGCGCGGCGGTATTGGCGATGTAGAAGTCGTCGAGGTCGACGGTCGGCTGCGCGCCGAAGCCGTTGCCGAAGTCGAGCTGGTCCGGGTCGGTCGCGCCGGTGTTGGCCGCACTCGCCGCCAGCACCGACGCGCCGTTGCAGAAGACCTCGACCGCGCCGGCGGATGCGTTGCGCGTCAGCACGATTTCCAGATAGCTAAAGACGCCGGCGACGATGACGCCGGCCGCCGACTGCGCGATCAGTTGCGTTGTGAAGTCGCCGCGGCCGGCGAGCACGCGCCCGTCGCTGCCGATGCCGATCTGCAGCACCTGCGTACCGGCGGTGCGGAAAATGAATTGCCCCTGCGCCGAGGACGGCAGCGCCATCGGATTGATCGCGGCGCCGACCGTCAAGGTGGCGCTCGCCGCCGGCAGCGACTTGCGCAACACGCCTTGCCCCTGGCGCAGCGCCAGGCCGCCGAAGCGACCGGCAACGAGCGACTCGTTGGTGCCGGTCGTGTATCGCTGGCTGAGCGGCGCGGCACCGGTGGTGATGCCGGTGTAGTAGTCGAAGCCGTCGATATGGATGAAGGCCATGCGGCGGCTACCAGACGGTCGCGACGCCGAGCAGCGGCAGCGCGCGCGAGAGGATCACCAAGAGCGCGATCAGCACCAGAATGATGCGCACGATTGTGCGCAGATTGGCCGGCGCGCCCGGCGCCATGCCGATCAGCAGATCGAGCACGTAGATCAGCACCACGGTGAACAGCACCACCAGCAGCGCGAAGACGAGGAATGCGATCATGGCGCGGACTTTCCTATGTGATTTCGAGCGTCGCGAGGTCGACGGTGTAGGTGACGTGCGTGTTCGGCGACGGATGGTCTTTGTCGTCCGAACTTATGAATCCCTTGATCGCAGTCCGTTCCGGCCACTCGCCGGACGGCCGGTTTTCGCTGTCCACCGGGAATTTATCGAAACCGCCCACCTTGTACGTCTGCAGAACTGTGTCCCACAGATAATCAATTTCAACAAACTCGTTCTCCCGTATCAAAGTACTTGCGCCGGTCCAAAACGCGACCGTTACCTGCCCGCTGCCCTGCGTAGTCAACGTTGACAGGTTCAGCATCACGAGCGCACCGTTCCCGACTGAATACATTGTTGCGTCGGGCGGCGGGGGCGTTACGCGCTGAACGGGCGGATGGCTTTTGATCGACATCACATTGCTTGGCGTCAGAATTTCGATGTTGTCGAATATCGCGAACGATATGCCATCGACGGCGACCTCGGGATTGCTTGGGTTTCCCGGCGTTTTGAGCCACCAAGCGGTATTAAACCTCAGCACTGCAAAAGGTGAGCCCCACTTGATACCGACGATGCGGTCGAACGGCCCGAGCGAGAGCGCCATGCGCTCATTCCGGCCGGCCGGCGAGCGTCAGCGCCAAGTTGCGCGCGGCGCTGTCGAGTGCCGGCGGCGGCGCGATGGTCAACAGATCGCCGGCCTTGAATTTGGTGTCCGTGTCGAGAAAAAAGCTCGCGTCCTGCACGCCGGCAGGGAACGCGATGCCGCCGACGACGGTGCCGTTGTGCGCGAGATCGACTGAAAGATCGGCGGCCGGCGCGATCGAGAGGAAGCCGTGCGATTCCGACAGGTTCGCCGGAAGCGTGAACGGCCGCGCTGCTGCATGCGCGAACATCGGATCGCCGGCGGCCAGCCCGAAGCCCGGCGGTCCGGGCACGAACACCGCCACGTCATAGGTGGGCGACGGCACCATGAACATATACAGCGGCCCATCGGGACCGCTGGCGGCCGGATCGAACGGCGCCGGCGGCGCCGGCGTGGTGTGCGATTGCAAGACGAGATAGACGCCGCGGCCGGTGACGCGCACCATGTTGAACGCCGCATAGCTGGTCGAGTTCTGCCACTCGCCGCGGAAGATGAGCGGCGGCACCGGCATCGGGAACGGCCCCTGCTGCGAGCCATCGGTGAGAAAGATGGTGATCGCGCCGTTGTCGCCGGTGATGTGGTCGATCGACACCGGCTGCAACGATCCCGTTTCCAGCGTGTCGACGCGCGAGAGCAGTTCCCAGAAATTGCCGTCCGCCTCGGCGGCGATCAGCGGCGCGCCCTTGCCGGTGCCCCACTTGCCCGCGTCGTCGGTGACAAAGATGATGCCGTCGCTCACTTGCCGAATTCCTTGACCAGGTTTTTCTTGATGACTTCCATGTTTGCGTCGAGGTCAGGCGGGCGCAATTGCAGCTTGGAGTCCGCATTGGTCAGCTGGTTGCGCAACTGCAATTCCTTGGTCACCTCGACGTCGATATATTGTTCTTTATTGTCCTTGTTCTTGACGCGCACCACGTCGACGGTGCGGCGCGTTTCCTTCTGCTTGAAATAGTAGGTGATCTGCGTCGAGATGCTGTGACGCAATTCGGTCACCTGCCCCTGGCCGCCGCCGATCTCCGTCAAATTGTCGTCGGCAGCCGGCGGCGCGGCGGTGTTGCTTGCCGCAACCGGCGGCGGGCGGACCGAAGGCGTCTGCGCCGGGCGGACGACGGTTTCGAGATTCGGCATCAGGGCGAATACTGCAGGTCGATGGTTTGCGGAATCTTTAGCATGCTCACCGCGATCGGATATTCGGTAGTGAACTCGCGATTGAGCGGCTTCAAGCCGAAGCGGATCGCGGTCGGGTTGGCGCTAAGCGTCCCGGTCATCTGCGCCACCGCCGCGTCGACGATCGGCTGATTGCCGTTGCCGGGGCTCGCGGCGGCGGCAAGGCCGGTCGATTCCGCCACCTCGATCAGCAGGGCGCGCTGCATGTTCGGCGGATTGCTGATGGTCAACGGGGTTTCGAGCGCATTGGTCGGCGTCAGGTCCGCGTCGAAATTCAAGCCGTCATCGTTCGGCGCCGGCACCGGCGGCGTGTAGCCGACGTCGCCGACGACGATATTGGTGCCGCCGGCGAACACCTGATAGTCGGCGCCCACATAGGCGGCCTCGGCCCAGACCGGATTGCCCGCGACCGGATTGATGGCGCCGCCCTGGCCGATGCTGCAGCCGAGCGTCACCGAGCAGGTGGCCTTGCCGGTGTTGCCGTCGAGCGCCGCCCGATAGGCGATCAGCTTGCCGGTGGCGCTGCCCGCCGGCAGCCGCGGATCGTTGACGGTCGCCGACTTGCGCAGGCTCAAATCCGGCAGCCGCGCGAACGGGACTGCTTCGGAGATTTCGACCGCCCGCGCCGCCATCAGCAGCCGCGCCCGCGCCATGAGGATCAGATATTCGAGCGAGCGCAGGCCGCGGTCGGTGGCGATGTAGCTGCGCCGCCACGGCTGCCCCACCGGAATCTCGCCGTCGATGGGGATGCCGACGTCGACGCTGTCAACCGCAATTGACAAAAGTTCGTCCTCGCCGGGCAGCGTGACGATCGGCTGCACCTCGGCGGCGAGGTCGAAGCTCACAAGTTCGGTCTGCCGGCGGCTGTTCGGCTGCGCGCGCACCTGCAATTGCGCGGCGAGGTGGCCGAGCGGCGCGACCACGTCGGACCCTTGCCCGGTCTGACTGACCGACTGCAATTGCCCTTCGTCGTCGCGGCTCTCGTGGTAGCTGCCCTCGGTATGCACCTGCATATAGGCGACCGAGCCGGCCGGGATCGCCATGGTGTCGTCGCTGCCGCTGATCTGCCCGTTGATGGTCTCCGTCGCTGACGGGTCTTTGCCGGTTAACGGCTTGCCGGTGTCGTAGGATGACGAGCGCACAGTCAGATTATCGGTCAGCACGCAGCTACCGACCGTGACGGTCCAGCCCTCGCCGATGCCGGCGCCCGGCTGCGGCCAGCCCTGCACCAGCCCGTCGAACGTGAACGAGGTGATGACCGGCTCGCCGGTGACCGCCGCGAATCGGCTGCGAATGTAGGCGGAAAGATCGAGATCGCGCGTCACCGTCTGCGCCCACGACACCTTGCCGTCGACGTGCACCGAGCGCAGCGGCACGTTGTTGAGCTTGAGGTCGAGGCCCTGATTGAGCAGGTCGCTCGCCGGAAAATTCTCGGTGCCGTCCTCGCCGGCGGTGATGCTCGATGCGGTGACCGCATGCGTGACGCGGTCGCAATGCCAGAGCGCCGCGCGCGCCTCGAGCACCGTGTCGTCGTCGCTGCGCTTGTCGGCGGCGATCCACACCGGGTCGTACCATGGCAATACGCGCAGCGCCGCGGCGGCGGTGGCCTTGCGTGCCACGTAGTCGGCCGGCCGGGCGATGAATTCGAGCGAGACGATCTCGCCGAACACGTTGGTCGGGATGCCGATCAAGCGGCCAAAGAACAGCGGCACCACGTCGGCCGGTCCGCCGGCATTGAAGGCGCGATCCCATGAGAACCAGCCCCAGGTCTTGCGGCCGGGCGCGAGCAGCCCGACGCGCGGATTGCGCACGTCCAACCTGAGCGAGGCGAAGTCGCCTTCCTCTTGCGACAGCTCGAACGCGAAGATGGTTTCGTCAACGCGCGCATGCGCCGGCGCAAACGTGGTTTCGGTCGCATCCGTCCACGCGAAAAAGAACGGGCCAAGTGGCACGGCCTATTGTTCCTCTAGGTCGAGCTGCCAGCCGGTCTCGTGGCCGTATTCGTCGGCCTCGACGGTGTGGCCGGTGACCAGCATGGTGAGCCGCGGCCGATAAAAGGTGAAGCCGGCTTCGTCGTGCTGCGAACCAGGGACCACGGCGCGCTGCGGTGAGCCGCCGACCGGAAACGAGAGTTCCGCCACGCAATCGACCGTCACCACGTCGCCGGGCCAGATGCCGTCAAGCGCCGGCGCCTGCTGATCGGTGCAGCTGATCGTCGAGTGATACTTGCGGAATTGCGCGAACGACAAATCGTGCAGCCCGCCATTGACGTCGCGCTCGATCGCCACCGCGGCGTCGATCGGCGCAAGCATCTGCTTGAGGCCGCGCGCCGAATAGGGCGGCACGCCCATGCCGGTGATGACCAGCAGGGTTTCGTCGGCCATGTCAGCGCACCCATGCGGGGCGGCGGCCGGTCGAGCGCGTCTGCCGGCGGATGGCGAACGTCACCAGCTTGTCGGCCACGTCTTCCGGCGCGAGCAGGTCGTTGAAGTGCTCGCCCATGATCGAGAGGTCGACCGCGACGCGGCGCGCAGACGTGCCCTCCATGGCGAGGCGCGGCATCGGCACCGGCGATGCAAGACCGCCGCCGGCGAGCGGCACCGCCATGCGATTGAGCGCGTCGAGGAAGCCGGTGCCGTATTTGCGCACCGCGGCGGCGCGCAGCACGTATTCATTGTTGGAGAGCCGCGCCCAGATCGAATCGCTGGTCGAGGAACCGGGACCGCGCACATGCCCGCCACCCGCCGCCGTCACCGATGCGGCGCCCGCCGGCGCACCGGCACCGCCGAGCGCGTCGGCAAATTGCTTGGCCAGTTGCAAAGCTTTGTCGAGTGCGTCGATCACCGGCTTGAAGAAGCCGGCAACGGCGGTGAGTGCGGCGTCGGCCTTCTGCTGAATCCAATTCCAGCCATCCGCCCACAGCTGCTTGATGCTGTCGATCGCGCCGGTGAACTTGTCGATC